CCATCCAATGAGAACAACGATGTTAAGGAGAGGTGCAATAATAAAGAAGCCTACAACTTGCCATGTTGAGCGAATATTAATACCACTCATTCTACTGATGGCCAATGTGAACATTAGCGTCCACACAACGATAATAAAAAGTGCGAGTGCAACCATGTTAAATGAATTTAAATTGTTGATTAATAAGGAATTATATGAAAAAAGAGCTCAATTAAGAGCTCTTATAACCATACTTTTCAGCCAGTTCTACCAATTCCTCATGCGGCATTCCATAGATGGATCTATTATCAGGCTCATATTGTCTAATATGACCGTATAAAGGCCTTCTCATTTCATACCCTGCATCCTCTTCTTCTTTTTTCCTTCTTTTATGCTCTCTTGTAGCCCATCTAAGCTCAACAGTGTTATTATTATCATCTGTTGTTCTACCATCATATGTGAGCTCCCACTCATCCATTCCAAAGAATATCATATCTCTAACATATTCAATGGCAAATGTGTCATCTGTAGCCTCTTTAAGAAGCTTGTAGCCAACAATCTTATTGTCAGCATTACGAATAAGTTCTAATTTCATAGCAAATCGTTTTAAATTGTTGATTAATAAGGATTTATTGTTCAGGTGACTGACATTCAAACGAGTTTAAATCACACTCGTTCTTCAAGTCTTCTGAACACTGCTGACACATATGAAGCTCATCACATGTGCATGTAAGTTCTGGAGATATGCTATGTAACATATACATATCTTTTGCTTCTTCAAATGTCATAGAAATCGTTTTAAGTGATTGATTACTAAGGAATTAGAAAAAAAATATGGTTTTGCATCACCAAAAAGCCTCTATTATATGACGTCTAATAGATAAAGTCCTGCAAAGGTTATAATCACAAACTATATCCATCAAAATGTTGTGTATTAGCATAGTCCTTTGAAAGATATACACTATCCTGACCACGCATGTTCCTATACATTTTATTAACCAAATAGCTCTCTTTATCAGATGGTTTTGCCATTACAACACATCTGTATTTAGGTGTTGTAAGAACTGCATAATCCTCTGGATTCCAATTGTTTGGATTAAGATAGGTGTATCTACCAATTGCAATAGTTTGGTAAGTGTAGTTTTCTTCATCCACTACACACACTCTACCATTTACCAATCTGGGCAATACAAGGCCCAATTCTACCAAAAGCTGACGTTTCATCTTTTTTGTTTTAAATTGTTAACGTAATTGTTTATTAAGGATACTATGTTGATAACCATCTGCTTATCATATCCAATAAGCTTCTGATTAATATAATCTTCTATATATTGAGGATCTATTGTAGGAAATACAATAAGCCTAAACTTACAATGTAAGCCTGCACATTTACCAAAATCCATCACATCCCCATTAGGCATAGATAGTATAGCCCCGTCTGTCCATATTGAATTGTCAAATATGAACAGATGTTTGTTGTTTGTACTCATAACAAATTTATTTAATATATTAACTGTTTAATCTACAGAACCTACAACTCTGATTGATTTCCGTTTTTATGAAGGTTCAATAAACAAAGCTGTTACAGACATATGCCTTACGTATGCATCCGTATTTAACTCTAGCAGCTTTTGTTTTAGTTATGCGTTTTTCAGTAAAGAAACCACGGTTAATGTTTCCCTCTGCACTCAGTTGTAATAGATATAACACAAGTTCCTATGTCTAGCATAGTCTGTATTGTGTAACGATATCTCACTGTTCATCTATTACAACCGCTAGCCCTTGGGAAGCTAGGATGGTGCATTAAAACAAAAGAGCCCTGTTACAGGCTCTTATTAACAACAACAAATTCATACCCCTTGTGCTCATAGTTATCCATTTGAGCCCTTAGATCATCCAAACGGTTCTGTAAATGCTCTATGAGCTCTGTTTGGTCCCTTAACCACCATTGATATTCCAATGCAGACTGATATCTATCGCTGACATCTTCTATATCTGAATAGGTAACTCTTGGTGCTGAGGCATTATTAATCTCAGCTTTGGCTTCTTCAAGCTCACTAGATGTATCAACTATAAGCTTGAATAACTCTGTCTTTGTCATAACAATCGTTTTTTTGGTGACCTCTATGTATACCAGTATGTCTGACGTGATGATGCAGACTGTACCCTCTCACATGGTATATACTGTATACATAGAACGCACTAGCCCTAACACCTGCTAGTAATAAAATAAATGTCTCTCAGTGTTGTATAGCCATAATAACCCTAACGTGCATATTTACTACAGTTGACGATTATTTTGCTTCCAGAGAGACATTTAATGCTATATATATTCTCTGTAGACATGCGTTTTAGTGATGTCTGGTTTTACCCCTTATAAGTGGTGATGGGTCACACAACCACTCTCTAACACACTGAAACACAATCAGTTATAACAGTGTTTCGTTGGTTTTCGGTGTTCAGGTAGCAGATATATATAAGAGAAAAAGGGATTTGTGTCCCTTTTTCTTCTTATCAGAAGGAATTGGTTATCACGCAAGTGTAACCAAACCTTCTGGCAGGAATTCTGCTGACAGTTCCAAAGCTTCTGCTTGCAACTCGTCAGTGTTGAATTCCTGAATGCCACCACCCTGTGGTGCAGCGATAACAGCAACCCGAACAGGTTTACCTGTTTTAGGGTCAACTTTATCGCGATGGTCAAACTCAATGACTTGTAGTCCAATGAGTTGAGGCATCGTAATCTCTGCTTCACGGACAAGTTGACTAACTTGTACTGAACAGGGAATTACAGCGGAAGCACCGTCTTTCCGCTCAACAATGAGAGCAACTTGCTTGCTCTTGTCTTTAAAGTTCTTTCTTAAGAACTTTACACGACCGCCCTTGCCTGCAAGGGTTTTGACAGTACCGAGTTCCTTAACCTCGGTAGTGTCACGCTGATACTTTTTAAATGCTACTGGCATTTTACAAAAGTTTAAGTGATTAATAATTGTCGAAGGTGCGGGGGCACCCCCAACTTTGCAAATTATAAGAGGGGTATTGGTTGGAAGTACCCTCCCCTCCCATGCACACAATTGATTTTCAATAGGTTAGTTTACCAGGGGGGCTTGTTCCACGTGAAACCTGGTAGGGGGGAGTGTTTATATGGACATAGGGGTATAGTAGAATTTTGCATAAAGTAGTGTTTCACGCTACCTTGTGCAAAAAATAAATTTGGAATCTATATAGAGGATGTTGTAACTTTGGGGTGGTTGGGTGGGTTATTCTTATATCTCCTTCCTTTATATATAAGCTTTTTCATCCCCTTCTGGTGGACAGAGATAAGGGAAATAAGACATAATATAGCAATAGGGTAAAAGATTGTATTTGAATATGTTATAAATAGTTCCTATCTTTGTACTAACTAAATCTATGAAAACCACTAACATCGTTTTACAGAAGCTTAGGAAAATAGAGAAGGATAATGCCCTCTTAGCGGAGAGGTATTATACCATCCTGTCTGCTGTAAACGATTTAAAGCTGACACAAAGGGAACTACAGCTCCTAGCCTTTGCTGCTGTAAGGGGTAACATATCTTACGCCAACATACGCAAGGATTTCTGTGAGAAATATGGCACCACCAATGCCTCCATAAATAACATCATTTCTAGGCTCAAGAAGATAGGGGTGCTGGTGAAGGATGGAACAAAGGTGAAGGTGAATCCACAAATCGTGTTAAATTTTGATAATGACATCACCCTTGAAATCAGACTTGTTCACTGATAAGCCTATTAGCCTTTCTGTTAAGGACTACCTAATTAGGAGAATGGCTGTGAAAATGATGATTAGTGAAAAGGTGCTAGAGGCTGTGGTGAATCACCAGTTCCAGAGTGCACATGAGGCGCTAGGTCAACACAAGAGCTTGGAAATCAGTGGGTTTGGGAAGTTCTTCTTTAACGAGAAGAAGGCGCATAAGATGATGGAGAAGTTCTTGAGCCAAAAAGCGTTGTTTGAAAAATGGGTGGCTGACGAAACATTGCCAGAAGCCAAAAGGCAGGCGGCTAAATTGAAGCTGCAAACAGCGTTGGATGGGATGAGAGATTTAAAACCAAAGATATATGATAGTTTCCCAAATTTACGAGGGCTGGAGGAACAACCTAATTCCGCCCAAGAAGTTGAGGAGTACAATACAGGAGACCAGTGAGCAAAGACTGGCCATCTGTGCTGGATGTGAATATCATTCCAAAAACAGAAAGAATTACAAAACTGTCAGACCAGACGATCATTGCACACATTGTGGATGCACCCTGTCTGCCAAGACCAAGTGTCTATCTTGTGCCTGCCCGTTAGAAAAGTGGGTGGCTTTGATGACACCAGACCAAGAAGATGAAATGAATCCTGATGGAAAATAGACAAGAAATAACCCTCAAGAAGATACCTCTGAAGATATTCATTGAGGTGCTGACAGATGCCTGGAACAAAGGCGCTGATTTTGTGGATATTATAGGTGTTCCTGACGAGTTACAAGATAACATAGGAATTGCTGTTAAGGAAGACTATTATACCAAGGGAGATAAAGAAGAAAACGATTTTGATGTGGATGTAGATATTGATCCCTCTAAAAAACTTGATGAAGAAGACTTAAACCAACTAATATGAACCCAGTAGTAGAAGCATGGGTGGTTATTGAAAAGCTAGGAGCCCTAGTAGCCACACCAGGTATTTCAGAAGACGTAAAAACGCTAGCTAATGAAGAGATAGCTAAACTAATTAAGAGTGTTGTTTCACCAGGATTAGATAAGCTATCTGCTGCAAGCGCTGGCTTGATAGTAAAATAAGCTAATGAGAAAGGCAAGTTATTATAGTCAGATACTCACACTTCTTCAACAGCTACATACAAACTTCCCTAATTATAATATGGGAAGACATATAGCTACAGCTCTTGATGAATATGGAGATATGTGGGGACTGACGGATAAAGAGATATTGTTTGCTTTAGAAAAGTATAAGTCTCAATTAGAACTAGATGTTCCTCATACAGATGACAATGAGCTTGACCAGATTATAAAGGATGGCATGAATCTGGAGGACATTTTAAAAGAAGAAGATAATGGCGAAGACTATTAAAAAAACTACATATATAAATGCTGAACTAGACTGGGCTGAACAACAGCTCCAAAGCTGGAAGGCATATGTGGATGCTAATCCTTTGCACGAACTAAAAGACCGTGTAGAATGGAAACCAACCTCTAAAGGAGGAATGATACCCATGGTGATAGCAAGTATTGAAGCACAGGGCAAGTTCATCCAAGAAACAATGAAGAATTATTTGGCTCTTCTGGAGGTTGTGGAAAAACTGCGTGAGAAAGAAGAAGCTAAGGTGGAGGTGAGAGGTAATGGAGAGTTGAGCTCAATGGCTGAAGACTTCCTCAGGAGCAGAAGATAATGAACGAAATTAAAAGCATAGACTACAAAGACTGGTATTTAAACCAGGGGCGTATTCCTGACCGTGACTCAGTTGAATACAAACCCTTCTTTGATTTCCATAGAGATATATGCTTGAACGGTGCTATGATGAATGGGGTGTTTATCAACCCCTTTCTGTATTGGCACCTTAACATCTGGCACACTGAGGTGGATGTTATTGATGACCGCGGAAGAATATCACAGAAATATGCCAACCCACTCCTTCGTGATAATGAGTGGATTGTGACAAACGAAATAGAAAGGGCTCAGCAAGATAAGAAAGGACTAGTGATACTAGGAATTCGACGTTTTGCTAAGTCTGTACTAGAGGCTTCTTACATAGGGTGGGGCGCTACATTTGATGAGAATTCCCAGAATGTGATCGCTGGGTTGAATGCCCCCGATATAAAGCTGATCACAGATAAGCTGGACAAGGGCCTTAACTTTTTGCCTGAAGCATGGAGATGGCAAAGGGTTGAGGATAACTGGAAAAACCAAGTCACCCTAGGTATTAAGACCAAATCAGGAGAGCGTATACCGTTCTCCCAGATACTCATCCGTAACCTAGATGAGGGAAATAACGAGGAAGCTATTGCTGGTACTAAACCACGTAAACTAATTATAGATGAGATTGGAAAGGGTAACTTTCTTCGTGGTTTTCAGGCAGCTGTGCCAGGTTTTACCACCCCTTATGGATGGGGGTGCTCTCCAATTCTTACAGGTACTGGTGGTGATATGAAGCGATTCATGGATGCCAAGAGTCTGATGTTTGATGTAGACAACTTTAACTTCCTTACATACAACAATGAAAAGGATGAGAAACGTATTCATGGCCTGTTTATTTCGTATAAATATCGAATGGAGGCTAAGGAAGAAAGTACACTTGGAGCATTCCTAGATCAGCCCAAAGACAGCGACCTACATAATGTAAGGATGCTGGTGAGTAATGAGGATAAGGCTAAAGAAATCACAGAGGGTAATCTAGAACGCCTTAAGAAGGCTGGAGATAGGGTGGCCTATCTAAAAGAGAAGATGTACTACCCACTTGAGGTGGATGACATCTTCCTAAATGAGGACACAAACATATTTGATATTGAGGCAGCTAAACGTCAAAAAGCTAGACTCATTGGTCAAGAACGCACAGGTACACCTGTTATACTGTTTCATGATGGAGAGAAACTTAGTCATGAGTTTACAGATAAACAACCCATCACCAACTTCCCTCTTAAAAACAGTGATTTGAAGGATGCTCCTGTAGTGATATATGAGTTTCCTTTAGAAAACCCACCATACGGACTCTATGTAGCAGGGGTTGACCCTTATAGACAAGGACAAGCTGCTTATTCTACATCATTAGGGTCTGTGTACGTTTATAAAAGAATGCACGACATAACTGGTGAGAAATACCAAGATATGTTCGTAGCTTCGTATTGTGCTCGACCTGATAAGAAGGAAACCTGGGAAGAACAAGCTCGACTTCTTATTAAGTATTACAATGCACGTACACTTTGTGAAAATGATGACATCTCCTTTATTGAATATATGAAAGCTAAAGGAGATGCACACTACCTTGAGAAACAACCTGAATGGTTGAAAGAAGTGGTGCCTGGTACCACCGTCAAACGTGAGTATGGGGTGCACCGCTCAGCAGATAAGATAAGAGACTATCTGCACAACTGTCTCAAGAAGTATATGGAGGCTATTGTGTATCAAGAGAAGAACGAAGATGGTGACATTATTAAAGAGGTGTTAGGCGTGTCAAAGATATTTGATCCTGTTCTACTAGAAGAGATAATTCAGTATAATGACCAGGGTAACTTTGACCGTATTGTAGCTGCAGAACTAGCTATTGCACAAGCTCTTAAAATGGATCCCATACTTGGAAAGGTGGGGGGATCAGGAGATGAAAGAATGAAAGCGTTCTTTAGACCAAATAAGAAAAACCAGCTATTCACAGAATCAAGAGGACTATTCCCAAGGAAAAAAAGTAAATTGTTTATATAATGGCTATTATTAGATATACCAAAGATGCTACCATTAGGTATGCCTATCTTAATATCTTCCCTGACCAGTTCAAAACTGATAAAGAGAAGCAAGACGAGAGCTGGATCAAAAACACCATGGACTACTTTGCAAACAAGGCTTATGCTGAGTTTGTAAAGAACCGTGACACGTTTGTAAAGAACTACGACTTAATGAAAGGTATCCTAAGGATGGAAGATTTCTATCAGGAGCCACAAGTGCGTTCATTTACAGACGTGCTTACAGCTGACTTACAACTTCCTGCATATGTAAAGATGTATTCCATCATCACCACACCTGTCAACGAATTAGTGGGTGAAATAAGCAAGCGTCCTGATACATTCAGGGTGAAAGCATTTGATGATGATAGTAAGTCTGAAGAGTTACAATTTAAAACAGAACTTCTTCAACAATACATTATTGGTAAAGCAAGAGAACAGATTCTGATGAAGGCTTCTCTAAAAGGAGAAGAGCTCTCTGAAGAGGAAGTTGAAGAGATGAGTTTTGAAGATGTTAAAGATGTTCTTGACAGCTATACATCTGTAGCTGAGAAGTGGGCTAATCACGTTCTTACATGTCAAAAGGCTGAATTCAATCTGAAGGAGAAATCAGAAGATGCATTTCGTGATATGCTAATTTCTGGAAGAGAATTCTATCATATATATGAAGACAACTCAAAACTTGGATTTAACGTTGAGGTGGCTAACCCTAAGAACACTTGGTTTCTTACAACTCCTGATAGAAAGTATATCTCTGATCCTACAGGTAGAGCTCAGGGGGCTTATGCCGCTGGTACAGTACAAGTTATGGAGCTTTCAGAAATCATTGAAAGCATCCCTGACCTCACCAAAGAAGAGATTGATCACCTTCGTTCATCTCTTCAAGACTATGGATTAATTAATGTACGTGAGTCCAATCTAGGTAATCCTAACGCTATTCCTGGTATAGACTCTGTAATGTATGATACATTTGACCCTCTTGTCCTCCAGACACGTATGATTATTGAATCAGAAATGAAGGAGAATAGTGATGGTTTAAAAGACTTCTTAGGACTTACATCTAATGTGAGCTCCTTTGGATATAAGTATGTTGTTGTTCGTTGTTATTGGCTGAGTAAGAAGAAGATTGGTAAATTAATCTATTTAGATGAAATAGGTAATGAGCAATCAATATTAGTAGATGAGAACTATAAGTCTGGAACCATTCCTACACAACAGAGTTTAGAGTGGGGATGGATTAATCAATGGTATCAGGGTACAAAGATTGGTCCAGACATCTACCATGTTAAACCATTCAAGCTTCTTAATTATTGCCCTATTATTGGTATTACTTACGAAGTGAAGAATACAGAGGCTAAATCTCTGGTAGATTTGATGAAACCCTTCCAGGTGCTGTACAATGTATGTATGAACCAGCTTTACAAACTTCTTGAGAAGGAAGTGGGTAAGGTGTATTTGACATCCATCAGACACGTTCCTGTTCCTAAGGATGGTGATGCTCAGGATGCATTAGACATCTGGGAAATGGAAGCTCGCAACCGTGGTGTTGTGTTTATTGATGACAGTCCTGAAAACCTAAAGAGCCCCAGCTCATTCAATCAGTTTAGGGACATTGACCTCACCAGAACTCAGGAGATCCAGTCTCGTTACACCTTAGCGCAACAGCTAAAGAATGAATGTTGGGAGCTTGTAGGTATGAGTAGACAACGTTTAGGATCTGTAACAGCAAGTGAATCTGCAACAGGTACACAAACAGCTATTCAACAATCTTATGCTCAAACAGAACCTTGGTTTGTAGCTCATGAATATATAATGGGTCAGCTCTATCAAGCCATTATTGATGCTGCCCTGTATGTAGAAAGCAAGAAGCCCCAGTCCACCCTTAGCTATATCACTAGCGAGGGTGAATCAGCTTTTGTATCTGTTAATGGAACTGACTTAAAGTTCCGTGACCTGAAGGTATTCTTGACAAATCGTCCTGAAGATACACAGATGTTCAATGAGCTTCGTCAGTTGGCCCAGCCTTTGATGCAGAACGGTGGATCTCTGTATGATGTGATTGAGCTGTATAGCACTAAGTCCATGAGACAAATGAAGAAAGTGTTTAAGGAGCTCCGTGACAGACAACAGGCTATGCAAGAGCAACAGCTGCAAATTCAACAGCAGCAGGTGGAACAACAGGGTCAGATTGCACAAGCCCAGATTCAACAAGCTCAATTACAAAAAGAGCAAGAGATAGCTAACGAGAATTATCAGAATGAACTAGACCGTATCAATAAGAAAGAGATTGCTTTGATAAATGCTGAGGCTAAATCTATGGGTATGGGACTTACAGACGTAGATGAAAGTGGTGTTCCTGACGTATTGGAAATCAGTAAGTTAGCTAATGAACAATCAAAAGCCACAAAAGAGTTTGATGTTAAAATGGCTGAGATTAATACTAAAAATAGACTAGCTGCAGATAAGTTAACTATAGAAAGAGAAAAACTACAAGTGGCTAGAGAGAATCAGAAAAATGACCTGGCCATAGCTAAAGAAAACGCAAAGGGAAGAGCAAAGAAACCTAAGAAAGAATAATGGATATCAACGAGATATTGGATGACACCCTAGAGTTTGACCCCACCCCTCATGAAGACATCACAGCCTGCATACAGGCTATGGGTGTGATTGAGGACATGGACACTGTCTTGCTGTCTGAGGATGAGGCTGAGATGGTGGAAAAGATAAAAAGGATGTCATTACTCATTACTTATCAAGCACTTAAAGAAATATTTGAAGCAAGTCAATATGGAAATAAAGAACCCACACAAGGTAGAACATCGTAAATTAGGTAGAGAAAAAGCCCATGGACTTGCTTGGGATGATGAAAACAAAATAGAATTAGATGTAAGACTCACTGGATATAGGTATTTACTCACTGCCCTCCATGAGCATTTCCATTTAAAACACCCTGATTGGTCAGAGACCAAGGTGAATAAAGAGTCTTCCAAAACAGCTAGATTTCTATGGAAGATGGGTTTTAGGTGGGTGGAATTAAAGTGATTTAGTTAGAGTGAATTACATTAATGCTATATTATCTGCAAAAATGGCTGATATAGAGGCATAACTCTTTGTTATTCAATAACCTTTATATACTTTTACATTACATAAACCAATCAAAAACAACTACATATGGCTGAGAACCTTGAGACGCCATCATTTGGCAACTTTAGTATTGAGAACACTATGGAGATGGGACCTGGTGGTACGGAGCTTCTGAATGACCTTTTAGCTCCTGAAACCTCTACAAGCAGTCCTGATCAACTTCAGGAAATTGTAAAAGAGGCTACACCCCCTGAAGCTCCAAAAACATCAGATGTTCCAAAGGGTAAAGAGATTGTCCCTAAAGAAGATGGTAAAGACCTTTCAGGTCAAGACCTGATTTCTAGCTTCCTAGGAGATAACGCTGGGGATGAGGGTGATGCAGAAGAAGCTGATCCTCAACCAGTTAAGAAGAAACCTGCTGCAGAAGCTAAACCTGTTACAACAGAAGAAGCTAACGCTGATGAAAATACAGAAGTAGATGAGCAAGTGAGTCAATTCACAGCTCTGTCTCGTGACCTCTTCAAACTAGGTGTCTTTTCACAGGATGAGGATGAAGAAGAGATTAACATCTCCACTCCTGAAGAGTTCCTTGAACGCTTCCAAAGTGAGAAGAAGAAAGGAGCTGTTGAAATGGTACAGAGCTTCATTGGTCAGTTTGGTGAAGACTATCAACAAGCGTTCGATGCTATATTCGTAAAAGGTGTTAATCCAAAGGAATACTTTGGTACATATAACAATGTTGTAAGCTTCGCTGATATGGACTTGTCACAAGAGAACAATCAAGTGTCAGTCATTAAGCAAGCTCTAGCTGATCAAGGGTTTGAGCCTGAAGACATCAATACAGAAGTTGAAAGACTCAAAAACTACGGTGATCTGGAAAGTGTAGCAACAAAACACCACAAGGTGTTGGTTAAGAAGGAAGCCCAAAAGCTTGCCCAAATGGAGCAGAAGGCTGAAATGGAGCTACAACAGAAACAAGCTGTCAAGAATCAGTATATTAATAACGTTCAGCAAGTCCTTCAGGATAAACTGAAATCTAAGGAGTTTGACGGAATACCCATCAACCCTAAGTTGGCAAACGAACTACAAGACTTCCTGCTGGTAGATAAGTATAAAACAGCATCAGGAGAAACTCTCACAGATTTTGATCGTACCATCTTAGAGTTGAAAAGACCTGAAAACCATGCAACTAAAGTGAAGGTTGCATTGCTACTTAAGATCTTGGAAAAAGATCCTACACTATCTACCATCCAAAGAACAGGCGTTTCTAAGAAATCAAACGAGCTGTTTGGGGAAGTGGCTAGACAAGTGACTAAAACTAAGTCAACAACTAGCGGTGGCTCTCAGCCTTCTAAACAAAATTCATGGTTTTTATAATTTTTTCATAAACACAAAAGGATAACAAAATGGCAATTCAAACAATCCCAGGTCTAACTGGCTTCACGTATGCTCGTGTCGCTTCTATGGACAAGCGTGCTGTAGGTAAGCTAACTGACGCTAACCACCTGGAGAGCTTTCACTCAACTGAGCCTGCTGATTACGACAAGAAAATCATCAGCCTCTATACACAGAGCTCTCTGTACAGCAATGACTTTCTCGACATGATCAACAAAAGCACGCCTTATTACATTGATAATAATAGCGATGCTTGGAAATGGCAAGTAGCTGTTCCCTACAAATTCCCCAAAATCATCGACGTACCTAACTCAACTCTTGAGTTGAGCAAGCCTGGTATCGATGGTCAAGAGTTCCAACTGGTCCTCGACACTAATGAGTTCTCTAAGAACGCTATTGTGTCTGTAGGTTCTCGTCAGTATGGTCCTCGCTTCTATGTTATTAAGGACCCCGTTCCTTGGAACATGGGATTCCTTTATAGCTTCACACTTGTTACAGACAACCCAACTGTAGACTTCGTAAGTTCTACCTTCTTACAAGTAGGTATCGAGCTTGAGTTGGTTGATGCTGCAATTGGTGAGTTCGATCAAGATTTGTTAGGTCTTCCTCGTTTGGGTGAGCAAATCACTATGTTTGAATCTTTGGGTTCTGCATATGGTTTTGAGCACAAAATCACTGAGTGGGCTGATGACAAAATGATGCGTGACTCTGCAGGACGTCCTTTGGATATCCTTGTATATGCACCTCAGCGTCGTAACCAACTTCCCTTAACTCGTAACGATGTTAAGTGGGAGCCATTTATTGAGTTCTGGATGCGTAAGTCTATGCTTGAGTTGAAAGTTAAGCGTATGATTTGGTCTCGTCCTGGTACTGTAAAGACCAACGGATCTAAGCAAGAACTTAAGCGTACATCTGCTGGTGTTTATCACCGCATGCGTAACAACGGTAACCTGGTTCAATACAACCGTGGTGAATTTACTGCCAACCTGATTCGTTCTGTGTTTGGTGACCTGTTCTATCGTCGTGTGGATGTTAAAGACCGTCGTGTTAAAATGTACACTAACGAAGCAGGTTTTGACGTGTTCCAACAAGCTTTGAAGACAGACGCTTTGAATAGCGGTCTTACCTTCATGGCTGATAGCGGAAACCGTTACATGCAGGGAGAAGGACAACACATCACTTACAACTTTGCATTCGATGCAATGGTAACTCGTGAGACTGGTCGTGTTGAACTGATTCACCTGAAGGAACTTGACCTTCCTCAATCTAACCTAGAGTTTGGACAGAACAAGAAGTCAACTCCTGTATTCATGGTGTTTGACGTAAGTCCTATGTCTGATGGCTCTATGGTTAATAACATCCGTGAGGTGCGTATGAAGGGTGCTCCTTCTATGACTTGGGGATATATCGATGGAACTCGCCACCACTTAGGCTTTGCTAAGTCTCAGGGTATGAGCTCTGCGAACAAATTCCCAGGATACGAAATCTGGATGAAGGATCGTTGTGATGTATTCATTGAGGACCTGTCTCGTACAGTGTTGATTGAAGAAATCCCACAATTCTAATAAGACTACAGCTCACGCTGTTCTTATAACCTACCGAGAAGAGATCGCCCCCCACTTTCAGGGTGGGGGTGCTCTTCTCAAACTACAGAGATGGGAATTAGGAGAATTCTTAATTGCCATGAGGTTCGGTCCTCACATCTCTGCAAATAAACCAAATAAATAAACTACATATGGGTAAGTTAGGTAAAATCTCAACACTTAAGAAGGAGTATAACAACTCTCAACTTCAAACAATGCAAGGTGGCCTTTCTTTAAGAGGGCTTACACGTATCCCTGGAACAGGGGTATTTAAGTATCCTTACAAAGAACTTGATGGTAAGTATCGTACAGGTATTGATCCTGAGGCTGCTTACATACGCAGAATCTCTGATCCTCTTGAAAGAGAGATGGAAACTGAGCGTGTAACAAATCTTAAAAATAAGCTACAAGCTGCACTTGGTGATGTTGATTTAGGTCCTCGTTCTAGTTTCTGGAACTATGGAATGTCTACATCTTCAAATGATTCATTGCACGTACAGCCTGTAAAGCTGTTAGATGGAGACAACTTCTTTGATCTTTCTATTCCTCTTCAGGAATTAGCCTTCTCTTGGTTGCGTGTTCACCCCACAATTGCAAGCTCTTATCAAGCTTGGGAGCGTGGTGAGTTTCCTGCAGATACACAGTTTTATGTGGCTGACGAGGATATTGAAAACGCAGTGATGTTCAAGAAGAAGCAACTTATCAACAAGGCTATTGTCAAGTTTGACACTATGACGCCTGAGAGAAAAAGAAAAGTGGCTCGCTTGTTGGGCTTACCTGTAACTGATGATACTAAAGAGGAAGCTGTTTACAACCTTGTAGATAATGTCCTCAAACAAACCGAGTTTAAAAACGGTAAGTATCAAGGGTTAAATCCTGTCGAAGTGTTCACACGCTTTGCAGATATGAAGGATAACTTACTCCATATCAAGGACTTAGTGAAACAAGCTCTCACACATTCTATCTATAGGGCAAGACCAAATGGTAAAATTTATGAGGGTGAGTTTGAAGTAGCTAAGGACGAAGATGATTTGATTAAGCTGCTTGCTGACGATGATAACCAGGACTTGCTCCTCACTCTCGAAGGTAAGTTGAAAACTAAGAAATTAGCTGCTCTATGATACCAGTAGATAGTTTATTATATAAGATTGACCAAAAACTAAATAAACTATCGACCAACATACACCAGCAAATAAACTTAGAAGATAAAATTCTGGCTCTCAATGAGGCCCAGATTAAGCTGATAAAACAAAAGGTTGATGGTTTTAGTGTGGTGAGTGGGATGGGACTCGATGCTTTTAAGAAGCGTTATGAGGACCTCCAAAGCTTAGTGGTCACTTACAACAGTCAACCTCTTGATCTCACCCTCAAGAACGCTGAACTAAATCAATGGTTTGCTAATCTGCACCTACTTGTTCCTAAGTACATGTTCTATATTGATGCATATGTACTAGCTGACAAAGGGGTGTGTAAGGACAGAAAGATCTGGATTAACAGGGACTTGGCTAAGCACGGTGACTTACAGTTCATTTTGAACAACACTCACTATAAGCCTTCTTTTGAATATCAAGAGACTTTCAACTTCCTTTCGACAGATGAAATATCCATCTTCACAGATGGTACCTTCACTCCTAGTAAGATATATATGTCTTACATGAGATATCCTAAGTATATCAATAAGACAGGATATGTAATGTTAGATGGCCAACCATCATTTGACGAAGATTGCGAACTTGAACTTTATCTGGAGGATGAACTGTTAGACTTAACAGTACAAAACCTAGCAATGTACACTGAGAATCAATCCGCTGTACAAAACTCGATATACAGAATTCAGACAAACGAATAAATATTTTTTAATCACCTAAAATAAAGCAAAATGGCTGATTTTTCATTAACTACGCTCTTCGTAGTACCAGTAGGACAAACTGCGCTTCCTAGCTCTGGATCTACGCAAAACTTGAGCGCTGGCCAGGTGGGTATCTTCAGAAATGATTACACACTTGCCACTGCTGCGAATATCGCTGCAGCTCCCTATTTCTATATTGCGCAGGGCCGTACAAACACTTATCTGCAAGGCTCTAAGCGTTCAGATAAAATTAAAGGCTGCCCCTCAGGAACTGGTTGCAACAGCAACGTGACTCAGTGGTACAAAGTACAAGGTTGTCCTACTCCTGTAACTCAGGTTACAGATGTGGTAAACTGGAACGTACAGTGTGGTGACATTGTTACCTTAACACTTCGTGCTCACTCTAGCTACCTGGATACCCTGTATTTCAACGGTTTCACTCGTTCAGTAACTGTAAATGCACCTTGTTGCGATTGCGGTGGTGATCCTTGTGATATCGTGGATGTACCTGCTTTGATTGATGACATCATCATTCATTTGAACTATCAAGCTCCTGGTAACAATCCTGACAACATCACTTTCTCTGACTTCTATCAGTTCCAGAGAATTGGTAACGACCAAAACGCTTTCTTGCGTATCACTGGTAAGCCTCTTACCAAATATGGTCAGCCTTGTGATGTAGCAGCGTTTCCTTTCGAGTATGACCGTATGTGGTTCCGTACATTCGTGTTTAGTGGACCTGCAACAACTGCTGACTTCATTGTAGCAGATCCTTGTAACACTGTAGCTGATCCAGTGATTATCCAGCGTTCTTCTTACGCTGTTGGTACTTCTGCTGAGATTGCTCAACTGGAGAAGAACTTCTACAGCTACCAAGCTGGTTACTTGAAGCACCTCTACAGAATGAATGGCTACAACGAGAACTTTGAAAGCTGGGTAAGTGACGGTGTTACTTATGACAGTTATTACATCAAGTTCAACGAGTATAACAAGTCTGAGTATCAGTGGGGTGACTACATCTATGAAGATAGCACTGTAATCCTTGCTGTTCCTCAAACACAAAGCAATGGTTCTGCTAATCCTATCGGTGGACTCATTGAGGCTGTTCTTGTTGCTGGTCTGGGCGCTGTAACTGCTGATAACTCTTGTATCACCACTACATCTACCACCACCACTGTATGGCCTTCTACTACTACCACATCAACTCTGATTCCGTAATAGTAGAATAGATACAAATATTATATTAACCTAAGCCAGAGGTGAGAGGATACAAACTCAGATCCTCTGGCTTATTTATTTGAAGCAACATGACAGATATAAAATTAGATATATTAGTAATTCCTACGTACAATGTACAAACACTAGGTGTTGCTGATGCATCTGTCTATCCTACAGATCCCCCTGTTGTTTCTGGAGCAACTATTGAAATCAATGTTCCTGGTTTTGGAGTGGTGATTAAACCGTTCAGTGTTAATGACTTTAATGTATTCACTACATCAAATCTAGGACTTAGCCCTGTAGGAGTGGACCAACCACTACCTGACGGGGTTTATCATTTAAGGTATTCTGTAGCCCCTGCATATAAAAACTTCGTAGAGAAGTCCATCATGCGTGTGGATAAGCTACAAGAGAAATTTGATAACGCTTTCATGAAGCTTGATATGATGGAATGTGATAGAGCTATCAAAACCCAAGCTAAGGTGGACCTCACCTCCATATACTTCTTCATCCAAGGATCTATAGCTGCAGCTAACAATTGTGCTACGAATGAGGCTATGAAGTTGTATAATCAAGCTGACATGATGCTTAACAACTTCCTCAAGAACAACTGCGGATGCTCTGGAAATAACTACGTAATAAACTTCTACTAATATGGCAAAGTGTCGAAATTGTGGAGCTAACGTTGGGTGTGGATGTCAATTGATTAACGGTCTTTGTGGACTGTGTAATGCAGCTACTAAACAAGGACGAAAAATTATAACAAATGTTATCACCAAGGCTTACCAGCTGTCCAGAGTGCGCTAGTATTCCTGCACTTATTGCTGAAATAGATTGTAAGCTAGCCAATCTAGCAGGTAATCTATACAACAATATTGTTTACATTCTGAACCAACCCGTACCTGGAGGAGCAATGTTAGACTTGCTCAACTACAGGAGAATTCTTGTTTACAAACTTTGTAATCCAAATTATGCCGCTGCATTCACTGTAAACATGATTGCAAGCAGAGTTAAAATTCTAAATTCTAAATAAATGTCTTGTTCTAATTGTTTTAATGGATGTGCAGAGATTGTTTCCGATCAATGCGTACGATATACAGGAGTTGATGTTGCCATTCTAGGAATCAAAAATGGTGATTCTCTTTCGTATGTTGAACAAGCACTGATTGAGTTTCTCACCTCTACACTAGATGGTACAGGAATCAACTTGACCATCAACCCCGCAATCATATGTGATATTGTAAATAAAAACCTGGTTGCTTGTGAAGACCTTACACTTCCCAATGTAATTAGTGCCATCATCAAGGCTGTTTGTGAGCTTGACACACGACTCACTACACTAGAAGGTGACTTTGCTGCACTAGAAGGACCTTACACGGTGGGATGTCTCACTGGTGTAGATTCTAATTCTGGAACTCATGCCATCCTTCAGGCAGTAATTACAAAGCTTTGTGCACACATTGTTGATTTTGATGCATTTGTGTTGGATGTTGAAACTAATTATGTAAAGAAGTCAGAGCTCTGTGCTTTGGTGGCAGCTTGTACACCACCTGCTCCTCCTGCTTCCTACAAGGATAGAATGGTGCCTTTCACTGTTGTTGAATACTATGGTACAATAAGTGGTAACTTTGATACCAGTGGTAAAGGTCTTGGTGCTTGGGATAAAATCTACCTCTGTAATGGTAACAATGGTACCCCTGATAAAAGAGGGCGTGTAGGTGTTGGTGTTACAGATAACACCATGGGTGGAGGACCTATGAACCCTGCTGTTAATCCTTCGGTTGCTGGAAATCCCACTTATACATTATTAGGGGCACAAGGAGCTAACTCTATTGTACTCACCACTGCTCAGATTCCTGCTCACACGCACACAACAGATCCTCAAATTAGTGATCCTGGACACACCCACTTTACAGTATTATCAGGAACTGGTGTAACTATTACAGCAACCACTCCAATTGCCAAAGAAAAGACTTATGGTGATAATTCTAGTTATCTTTTAGCTGGTGCAGCAGGAACTCCTGATATTGGAATCACTAACTCCAAAACAACTGGTATCACCATTACTGATAAAGCAATTTCTTCTACAGGAGGAGGATTAGCTCACTCTAACTTCCAACCTGGTCTTGGTTGTTACTACATCATGTATATTCCTTAATAGTTTAAAATAATTATATAATGTCTTGTTGCAATCAACCTAACTACGCTCCTGTTGTAGATCCTTGTAATGTTCCATGTACACCAACAGATAATGTGTGCTATAGTGGCCCTAATCTGCCTTGTACAGGAATTCATGCATGTGATACAGTGACTGTGTCTTTACAAAAAATAGATGAAGAGGTTTGTGATTTGCAGAGTCAAATTACAGCTCTTCAAACACTGGTAAATAGTTTAACAACCACTACCACTACCACAAGCACTAGCTCTACAACTACCACTACAACAACAATTGCATGTCCTTCTTGTGAGTTCTACTCTGTAACAAATTCCACTGTTTCTAGTGTTGATATTACATATTATGCATGTGGTGGAGTGTTTGTACAAACATCTGTTGCTGGTCCTAGCACCATCTACATCTGTGCTTGCACAGGAACAGTAGTTGTGCCTCCAGTGCCTGGTGTTAGCCTTGCAAATGTTGGAGCATGTCCAACCACCACTACAACAACAACGTTAATCTAATAACTTGTGATTGTAATAATAACATTAACAACAGCTGGAACTGATACAGGCCCATTCAATCTCTACTCAGATGTTGATGGGTTTGTATCAGCTTTTGAAACAGGGGTGAGTAAGGCGTCTCTCCTAGCAGGATATTTAACATCCTCAGTTCCAAATGGAACCACTATTATAAGAGTGATGTCTGATAATGGGTTGTGTACCAATTACATAGATATTACAGTTGGAGGTGATTGTAGTACAACTACCACTACATCAAGTAGTACAACCACCACTACTACCACAGCTGCTCCTCTTGAGTGTTTGTGCTACCACATCTTGAATGAGACTGGCGGTCCTCTAAATTATACCTATGTGGATTGTGGTAAGGTGGAACCTGAAACATATTCACTGGGAGCTGGGTTGAATACACAAGTGTGTTCACCATCCATTCCAACAGGATTTTCTCTAACCATATATCCATGTACATCAACCACCAATTGCACCAGCAGTGGTGAGTGTGAGGGTTGTTCTTAATGATATCAAAAAGCCCTGTTTGTTGGTTTTCAGGGTTTCTCCTGGGGGTTTCTACCCCTGGGAGTTTTTTATTTATAACTAACTTAGTTATCCACACTAACCAGAGTGGTTAAAATAATTTGGAAATTATTAAAAACTTTCGTACCTTTACGGTAATTTTAACTAAACTAAATCATAAATGCCTGAAAATCAATCCCTTCTGCACCAGCTGGAGCAAATGCTTCACTGGAAAAAGAGCAAGAAGTTCTATGCAGACAAACTACAAATCACTGAGGATGAGGTGGATGCATTGATTAGAGAACTAAGAAATGCAGAAGCTGTGGAAAATGAGGCAGAGGTTGGAAACTATATCGGAGAGCTAGAGGATACAATTGTTAGGTTTATTGAGGATGTGCAGAAAGGGACAGGTGAGATAGTGGTAAACACTAAAGAAGAGATTAAGAGTTTAGAGGATTTAATTGAAAAGTGTAAGATTGATACAGACAAGTGGGAGATAACTAAATACGTCCAAAACTACTGGGGGAATATTGAACACCCTTATTACCAGGTGAAGGCCTGGTTGGGTAAGAAGAAGAATGAACAAGTTTTCCAAGACTCGTTCATTTCGTTTTTAAAGACTTACCAACCAGTATCTCCCGAAATAATGGCTCCTAAGTTTGAGTCATCTAAAGCAGAGGCTTGTTTGGTAATCAATAAACAAGACTCCCATCTGAACAAGTTAGATATAGAAGGGAACAACGATATTGAGGAAAGATTTGCCACCTACATTCAGAAGGTAGAAACAATCCTTAATCAAGCTGCTCTTTCTAACAATGTTACAGATATTAAATACATAATTGGGTCTGACGAATTCAATAGTGAGTTCACCAATACAACTACAAAGGGTACACCCCAACAGAACATCCTTTCCTATCACACTGCTTTCCAAGCAATATGTGACCATGAAGTGAGTGTGATAAATCTTCTGCTTCAGAAGGGTGGGGATGTAGATGTGATATTTGTAGCTGGTAACCACGATGAGTTTGTAGGATGGCACTTAGCTAGCTGGTTAGAAACCTACTTTAGAAATGAAGATCGTGTCTTCTTTGATATATCTCCAAGATATAGAAAGTATGTTAGCTACGGAAACTCAGCCATGATGTTCAATCATGGGGATGCTTTGAAACCTGCCAAACTAGCTGGTCTGTTTCCTATGGAGTATAAAGAAGCATGGTCTGACCATGATAACTTCTACATCTTCACAGGAGACAAACACCACGAGGTGAGCTTGGATTTTAACGGTATTAAGTTCTTCCAGCTTCCTGCTTTCTCTACAGCCAAAAGTGGTTGGGATGATAAGAATGGCTACACAATAGCTAAAGGTGAAGTGACTGGATTCCTCATAGACTTTGATTATGGAATAACAAACATATTCAAACAGTATTTATAATGTCAACTTTTAGGAAATTAGTTTCAGATGTGCGCTCCATGCACAAGTTGCTGTCTACAGACAACTTGATCACGGATAGGGCTGTCATGTCTGAGATTAAGAACAATGCCTTCCTCCTTATCAAACGTGAGACTAATCTGAGGAAGCTTTGGGCCACTGATACAGTGTTCACCACCATTCCCTGTCTGGAGATGGTGGAGGTTCCTATTTCTGAATGTTGTGAATATTCTGATCCTTGTTCCGTAGCTAGAACTAAATTCAAGCTTCCTCGCATCACAGAGGGTAACTATCAGTATGTTATTCAGGGTGTCTACTCAATCAATGCAATGAGCGGGCAAGGAAAGAAACTAAAGGAAATAACCATCAATAGATATATTAACTTGCTTAAGCTTCCTATCATCAAGAAGGAAGAATACTACTGGATTACTAATGGGTACCTTTATGTGAACAACCCCCTTCTGAAAGCCATCAGACTTGTTGCTTTGTTCGAGGAGGATGTTCCAAATTCCATTATGTTCCCAGAATGTGGCTGTGGCACACCAGAATATACAACAGAAGAACTTTGCAAGAACCCTCTTGATAAAGAGTCTCCTGTTCCTGGTTACCTAGAAAAGCAAGTGTTAGAGCTAACTTCTCAGAAGTTACTATCCACCTACTTCAAATTGAAGACAGATATTACAAGTGATGGAGTTGATGGTCAAGCACCTAATGTTCCAAACACTAGATAATAATGCGAGTTAAAATAGACTGGAGAAGCGCCAGCAAAGATAACTACAATCACTTCTGCAAAAAGAACCCATCTATCAAACTTACGTTTGACGAATGGCGAAACATTGTCTACACCTATAACGAGGCTTTCAAAGAATACATCCTTGAGACAGGAGAAAGAGCAAGACTTCCATATGGGTTTGGTGAGTTCTCTATTAACAAAAAGAAGCGTAGAAAGATGAAGGGGGTGGATGGTAAAGAGTTTGTTAATCTACCTATAGACTGGAAGAAGACAAAAGAGAAGGGTAAGCGTATCTACAATTTCAACTTTCATACAGAAGGTTATTTCTTTGGTTGGATGTGGTTTAAGAAAACAGCAAGATTTAGACATTCACAACTGTGGTATTTTAAACCCTCCAGAACCACATCAAGGTTGTTATCTCACTATTTAATGACGGATGATAGATATCAGCACGTCTATAACGAATGGAAAAAGTAAACTAGATGTCATACTATTACAAATATAACTTCATCTCTCCTGATGTTGTCTATTCCACTGTAAAGGAAGAGTTTAAAAGCTACTTCGATACAGGGGCTATTGATGACCTTATTTTCCCCACCTATCTAGACAAGTGTCTCAGAAAGTTGGGTAGAGCAACGTATGTTATTCAGGAGGAGGTGTTGAACATCTGTGACTACGAAGCTAGGCTCCCAGATAACTTTTATGCTGTTCGTGAAGCATGGCTTTGTACAGCTGTAAATGGTTTTCCCTATCAACAGGCTAACTCATTCTATTCACAGGCTGCAACAGCCACAACTATACAGGTGAGTCCCATCACTACAGACTGTCCCATTCCTAGCCCTTGTTGCGGTAATGTGGGATGTGATGGATCTTGTATGCCTGAGATTATTCAGACAGTGTACAAAACAAACAACCAAGCCCCTGTACTATATCGTAGGGAATATCTACTCAAGCCTGGTAATATCTCCGCACAAAAGAATTGTGGTGTGGAATATACCAATAACTGGGAGTTCTATTCAGAAGCTCCCCCTCTTCGTGAGTTCACTCCTGGTTCTGCTGGGTATGACTCATTTGACATTAGAGATAATAAGTTTGTTACCAACTTCCGTAATGGTGTTGTACACCTGATTTTCTATGCTACAGAATACGATGCTGCTGGTAATCAATTGATTCCCAACAACTTCCGTATCAGGGAGTACATTGAGGCTTTCATCAAGTTTAAAATGATGGAAACTCTCACCAATCAGACTAATGATGAAACCTTTAATCAGCTCCAACAGAAGCTTGCATATTACAAACAGCAGGCTGAGGAAGCCTTCATCATGGCTGATATCGAGATTAAGAAGCAAGATCCTTGGGCTAAGCAACGTAGGATTAAGAATGACCTGAACAGATTTAACATGTACGAACTACCCAATCGCACTAATAGGTATGGTTGGAGACGCAATAACTAATACTAATGGCTGAGCAAGAACAAGGCAATATTAGACAGGAGTATAATAACGCTACCACTGGCTTAAACCTCGATCAGACCCTCAACCAGATTCCTAAGGGTAAGCTAACGTATGCGCTGAATGCTGCTGTAGAAAACTTTGATGCTAATTCTGTAAACTATCAGAATGAGCCAGGGAACGAACTTTGTGTTACGTTCCCTTCTGGCTTTGTGCTTATAGGTACTCATTTCATCCAAGAGAGAAGTAAACATGTATTCTTCATCACCAATCCAGAAACAGGTGCTTCTGAGATTGGCTACATGGATAATAACGACTGTATCTATCGCACCTATGTAAGTGCCCCTTGTCTCAATTTCAACATTAATCATCCCATCCATAAGGCTGTCCACAGAATTACAGAGTGCACAACAGAGGTGTACTGGACAGATGGAATCAATCCTCGTAGATATATTGATCTCAACCCAGAAAACCTACCCTATGTTCTCATAGGAGGTACACCTGCGTGCGACCCTGTGTACAGCAATGAGATAGATTGCAACGGGTTAAATGTCCAGCCTGATTTTGTTATTCCTCAGCTAGATGTCACTAGAATAACCACAGGGGGTGACCTTCAAGCAGGTACATATCAGTTTGCTATTCAGTATTCCGATCCTGCTGGAAACCCTTTCACTTCCTACTACTCTGTTACCAATCCCACTCCTATTGCTGATCCCAGTATCACCACTGTTAATTTTAATTATCAGGTGGGTAGATCTATTGAGCTCACTGTCAGCAACTTAGATAATACAGGACTGTACGATTATTTTAATGTAGCAGTTATCAGAACTGTAAATGCTATCACCTCTGTTGAGTTAGTAGGCACCTATTTTATTGATGGTCCTAGTCAGGTGATTACTTACACAGGTCAGAACAAAACCAATGTTCGTCTGACAATTAATGACATACTTGAGAAGTTTCCATATTACGAGATTGCTCAAGATATAACAGCGGTACGTGATATTCTGGTGTGGGACCAACTCACTTCTGTAGAAAGAATTAATTACCAGAAGATAGCTAACGGTATCGCTCTGCAGTGGGAAACCTATCGTATTCCTAATACAGAAACCTATGCTGATGCATTCAATGCCACCAACCTTAGAGGATATCTAAGGGATGAGGTGTATGCTTTTGAGATAGTGTTCTTGCTCACTAACGGTAAGCAAACTGATGGATTCCATATTCCTGGTAGACTTGCAAACATTCTAGACCTATCTCCTGTTCCTCAAACAAACGATGACTTTATAGGTGACCCAGAAGATCCTATTTCTGGAACCAGTCCTTATTGGAAGATATATAACACAGCTGTAGTGACAGGGTTCTCTCCTGGCTATTCTCCAGCAACAGAGTACAAAGGACCTTACCAATTTGGTGAGTTTAGCTATTGGCAGTCTACAGAAGAATATCCCTGTAATGATGAATTATGGGGAGACCTTGCTGGGCAACCTATTAGACATCACAAGTTTCCAGATGTCCTGGTGAGTCCCATATTTGAGTCTGCAATCTTCGCAGGCCAAAACTCTATGGCTATCCAAAAGGACGCTATATTCCCACTAGGTGTTAAAATAGATGTACAACAGGTACAATCTCTCATCAACTCTTCCAATCTTACAACTGAACAAAAGAGTCAGATTGCTGGATTCAAGATTATCCGTGGTGACAGAAGCACCAATAAGTCCATCGTAGCTAAGGGTATACTTAGAAACGTGGGTAAGTATGAGCGTGAGGGTCAAGAGTATTACTTCCCCAACTATCCTTACAACGATCTTAGACAAGACCCATTCTTGTTAGAGAAAAGCAATGCGTTCACTATTCCTCTTGCTTCTAGAAGTACATCCTCTGTATGTAGACAGTTCACTATATATGCAACACAGCCTGGCACTATAAAGTATATTGACTGTTATTCGGGAGAAGCTGTTGAAAAAACAATTGGTGCTAGTGGTGACTTTCCTCTAAACACATCATTTAATCTGTGTGCACTAAACTTCCCATCTCCTATATTTGGTGGAGGAGCAGCTGGGTCAATTATATCTAACACATACAGTTGGTATAAAATTACAGTGGCACCTGGTGATCTTGCTACATTTAACTACTATCCACCTGTTTCTGCAGGTTCACTTTGTGGAATAGATGCACTTATAGGATCTATATTACTTCCTCCTGTAGGATATGCTAACTGGGCAGAATATTGTGCTCAGAATCCTACAAACGGGTGTTGTAACACTCCTCAAGCAGCCCTAGAGCAAACCACCTTTACAGTGGATGGGTCTACATTTGGTGGTGTTAGAACTATACCCTCTCTTAGTCCTCCCACTTATGAAAGTGGTGATGGTGGTTATAGTATTGAATTAGTAGACGAAATTGGATATGATCTGTGTGCCCCAGCTCAACTAAATGCGTTTGATGAGGAGGGTGCAAAGTACAGACATGTATTTAACTCCCCTGAAACATCCTTTGGGCAACCATTCTTAGGTAATGTTCTGAAGCTGGAGAACGTAATATTTGGTGCTGGTAGGGCTCACTTTACACAAGTGAGAGATAACGCTATGTATAGACTGGTAAGTCTTGAGGCTCAACAGGATGCATTAGATAGCGCTAATCAGATAGCACTTATTACCACTGGTGCTTATAATGCCAGTGCTTTGTTTGCTGCCTACCAAGCCTACCTCACCATCTATATAAATGGTATCACTAGACAGAACTTTGCTTATTCCTACAACTCAATTGCTAGCTATGACTATAGTAATTCAATTGCTAATGGACTAGGAGTTAAGCAACGTGAGCTTGAGCTCAAGCAATATCTGATTCCTGGTGTACAGGGTGTTAACGATAACAAGGATGTAAACAATTGGAACAGAGAGAGTTCTGTATATCTAAAGACTAAAGAAACCTATACAGGTGGTCCTAGATCTCCTCTTCCATTCCCCAATCAAACTCCCACTATATCAGGCACTGTAAACGATAGGTCTAGAATGACTCTTAGTGAGGCGGGTGTTGATGGAAATCTAGACAATTGTCCTGTTCCTGCTAAGGATGAATATATAAGTGTTGTCTCTTATTACGGATCTCTTAAGAACATATTTGTCAATCAGTATGGACAGATATACTCTTATGATACAGTGGATACAGGATTCCAAAGAGATCTGGTTCCTTCAACTGGTACTACAGCTACATTCTTTGGTGGTGATACGTTCATCGGTAAGTTTGCCTTTAAGACCAAATTACCCTTCTTTATTGACAATCGTGTAAATGCTCCTGATGACAGTGATATATTCTATGATGAGATTGGTAATGTGGCCTACCCAGAATACTGGCACTCAGCACGTTCCATCCTTGTAGATGCGTCAATTGAGACAGCTGTATTAACAAACTTCTTCTCAATTAAGGCAAACAATCTTGATTGTCCTAATGAGCAAACTCCAATTACCAGTTCTGGCAGAACATATTATAATGGTAAGATGTATCAGTTTGCTTATGGTATTCCTTATTTCTATTGTGAGAGTTCATATAACGTAGATCTACGTCAAGCTTTCAACAACAGAGAGGGTGACTTCTGGCCACATGTAAGTACAAGTATTCCTGATGACTGGGTACAAGAAAGTTATGTCCCTATTGCTCAGGACAACACCTACTACTATAATGTAACATTCTCTAAACAAAATAGAGAGAATACATTCACTCACCTACCATTTGATTGGAAGGCAATATGTTATACACAGTATCCGTTTAGAACCATCTACTCAGATCCTCAAAACATAGATGCTGATAATAGAGTGAACAACTGGTTAATTTACAGAGCCATATCTTATTTTGACTTTCCTCAAAACTTTGGAGACCTTATCTCTTTAGATGGAATTCAAAACAGAGCTATTCTGGCTAGATTTGAGAACAAGACGTTGATGTACAACAACTTGTTAACCATTGATACTAGCAACCCTCAGGCAGCATATGTTGGTAACCCATCGCTGTTCAGAGGAGCTCCTCCAATTGATTTTGCCGAAACTGATTTGGGATATGTAGGAACACAGAACAAGGTGCTCCTTAAGATACCACAAGGACAAGTGACTATAGATGCTAAGCGTGGTCAGGTGTTCCTCATCACTGGTACAGAAGCTGTTGACCTATCAGGATTTGGTTCTGGAATGAACAGGTTCTTTACAGACCATTTAGCATTTGAGATATTACGTTACTTCCCTAAGGTGGATGTGGATAATCACTTTAATGGTGTAGGACTGCATGGTGTATATGATAGCAAGTATGACAGGGTGATCATCACCAAGCTTGACTATGTTCCAAAAGTGGACGGTATCATATATGATGATGCGGATAAGAAGTTCTACTTAGAAAAACCTGTAGAATGCTGTGGTGCAGAAAAGCTAACCAAAACAGAAGTGTTCCTTACAGATACAGACTACTTCTGTAACAAGAGCTGGACAGTGTCTTTCAACTTCAATACCAAAAGCTGGATAAGCTTCCACAGCTATATCCCTAACTGGTACATTGGTGAGAACAATTTCTTCTATTCAGGGCTCAATGATTGCTGTGGTGACTTTGATGCTATTGTAGCTAATCCTGTTCCAAACACTACAACCACTACCACTAGTAGCACCACTACAACCTCTACCTCTACAACATCCACTACAACAACAGCATATACAGGCTGCGATCTGGAGGGTGAAGCTTGTGAGGTGATTACAACAACCACTACTACTAGTAGTACAACAAGTACCACCACAACTGCCTATCCCTGTGAGTGTTATGTTATTTACAACTCAACAGAGGATTTTCATAATGTAGCTGGATATCTATGTGGAAGCAAGAGCATTTCATTCATTCCTGTTGATCCAGGAGCTCTTATAAACTTGTGCTTTAGCACTGAAGCTGTTCCATATTCTGATCCAGGGGTGATTATCACCTTGTGTGGTACATCTTGTACAAGTGAAGACGATTGTATAGAATGTACAACAACCACCACTACAACCACTGTTCCACCAACTACTACTACCACCACTACAGTGACATGTGATAATTGTTATGAATATACAGTTACAGCTAACCCCACTGCAACAATTCAGTGGATTAACTGTAACGGAAGTACAGGAGAAGCTGTGCTTAGTGACACCACTCCTTTTGTAATTACATGTGCTGTGGAGAATAGCATCATCACCACAGGTGGTGCTGTTACAATTACAAAAGGTGCTTATTGTGGAAATACATGTGGAACTACAACCACCACTACAACTGCTCCATTATAAAAAGATATAAATGCCTCAAAACGTATTCATAAAGCTAGTGAAAGCCTCTCCAAGGAGTGGACCTTTTGATATTTCTGACAACCTCGGAAATGTTATAGCTACAGGTGTACCTAAGGCTACATTGATTCAAGGGGTGGTGTATAGTGTAGACAGCGCTGCTAGTGTAATTATTATTACATCTACTGGTCGCTGCAAAAAGTCTATCAACTTCCCCATATCAGAGGTGACACCAAATGAACAAGTGGCAGCCACTTACACTCAATCTTATAGTGCATGTATCTGGAGGCACCTGAAGAATCCAGTGGTGTATAACTACTTCTACGGAAACATTGAACCTTACATCATTGAGTATCCTTTTGCCTATCAATACAGAGATGAAATCCTTCAGAGTGTACAAGATTACACTAAGGCATATAGATACTTCTCTGATCCAGATGGTGTGTCTGATGACAACCGCAAGATAGAAACCGATAATGCTTGGTTTAATAAGGCTGTCCTTTACAATGGTCAACAGAGTACAGGTGTGCTTGAGCTGGTTCCCAAACCAATCAACAACCTGAAGGACTACTTAAAGTATCCTATATACAACACTGATAGTAAGACAATTACATTCACCAAGAGTGACAACTTCTACCAATACAACACATTCTGGTCATTGGTTAAACATAAGCATGAACCATTATTCATACGTACATGTGAATCCCTATCTTTGGATAAGGTGGTAAACCAGGCTAATATGGACTATGGCAAGAGATCATTTAAGAAAGAACCCCTACGTGCTAAAGAGTTGAAGGTGAGACACATATTGGACAACCGCTATGATGCTCACCTGGTTAGTCAGTTCATTATTACACCAGCCCAAATCTCTTACAAGTAATGGCAAAGAAACTCACATCCACAAAAGCAAGGAAAATCCTTCACGATAAGGAGGTGCATGGGCATCCCCTGACAGAACAACAACGTAAGTTCTTTGGAGCTATTGCTGGTGGTGCTGAGCCCTATAAGGCACAGATAGGAACAATGCTAACAGCTCTTCCATCTAATATGATGGATAGATTATCAGATGCTCTTGGCTTTCCTCAAAAGGCTGTAACAAAACTGGTTACAGGGAAATACCAAACTCCTTCAGAAGCAATGAATATTCAAAGTCCTGCAGGGGCTATAGCTGCAGACATACTTCTTGATCCATTAAGTTTTCTAGGAGGTGGAGCTGGTGCTTCTAAAGCTGCAAGAGCTGTAAAACAAAGTACAAAGACTGGTGTATTAAGTAAAGCTCATAAGTTAAACCCCTTGGCATTTAAACCCAATGAAGCTAATTGGTATAGACAAGTTGGAAAGTCTGCGATAGATGATGCTTTTGAAACAGGTTTGGTAAGAGAAGCTGGAGAAGAAGTATCTCCTAGAATGTTACAAGAATTTGAAAACCAATTAGTTAGAATGCAAGGTTCAGGACTAGAGGCTGCATTTGCTGGCAGAAAACCTGCATCACCATATTTTGCAAAGGGAGAACTATTTTATCCCATGGGTAGAAAACCTACAGTAAGTAAAAGAACTGGAAAAATAAGTAAAAATCCAGCAGGAAAAGGATCTGCTGATTATCTTATTGAGACAGATTTACCAAATGAATCTTTTCAACCTGCTTATGTAAAAGGTATGGGTTTAGGTGTACCAACTGAAGTTGGACAAACTGCTATTCTCAAACCAAACCCTAGTCTAAGAAATCTTGAAAACTTTAAATTTTATACGCAAGATTGGCTAAGAGGATACAAACAAGTAAAACCACCTAAGAAGAAACAAGATGGTGGATGGTTAGACAAGTATGATGCTCCCCAAGCACAGAATGGCATAGAAGGAACTATGGGAGGTCTAACGGATGTTGGATTCAACTACAACGGTGCATGGGGTGGAACAATGCAAATGGGTGGTGTTCTCCCTGGTGCTGTAGGATTCACGTACGCACGTACAGCTGGGGCTGCTCCTGCCAATGGTCCCTATGCTAAGAAGACAAAGGCTAGTGCACAGGATGGTGAAAAGGTTGCTAAGGAGTGGCTCAAGAACTGGTATGAAGAAAGAAAAACTCTTCCTGAGTTTGAGAATATAGCTAGTAAAAGAATTGAAGCATTAGAGAAGGTTCCTGCTGTACAGCTAGAACCAGCTCCTGAAATGAGAAAAAGGGGAATGCTTGCAGCATATATTCCTGCTAAACAGTCTATTATTGCTGCAGATCCTTCCACTATGATGGAAGGTTATGATCCTGAACTAGGGGTTTCTCCTTATGTTCTTGGTCACGAAATGATACACGCTCTTGATTACATGGCTCCTCAGTCTGGAAGAGATGTTCCTTCCTATCCAAAGGTGGACTTTGTAAGTGAGAAGGCTTCAGGAATGTCTAGACCAGAATATTCATGGATTACAAGTGGTGCATTTCCTGGTACAAAAACTGAGGTGAATGCTGTTCTATATGGCCTAAGACAAGCTGAAGGATTGAAGGGTAACCAACCCACCACTCCTAATCAGATGAAGTCAATCATCGACAAGTATAAAAACCTTGGGGAAAAGGAGCTTAACCCTAGGACTAAGGAAGGAACTATGAACCTACAGATTAAGAATCTTCTTGATGTGATGGGCAATGATCCTGAGAAACTTTCTGAGCTTAACAATAGAATTGTAAAGGGTAAAGGTAAAGCAGCTACAACAGCACAGAATGGACAGGAGATGAAATACTACCAAGCAGGACTAGACTTCAAACCTAAGACTATTAGTCAGAATGGTAGCGCTATTACAACAGATATAAATGATTACAGACGTTGGCAGGATAGCGTTAGAAACTACATAAGAGGACAGAAAGATCTTGCTAAAGCTAGAGCTGATGTAAAAAAGAACCTTAGTAACTTTTCTTTAATGAGCGGGTCTGGTCTAGTTGGTGCATTCAGTAATCTTATACAGGGGGACTATCAAGGAAAAAGAAGATTTCTTCCTAAATACACAGAGCAATCTCTTCCTAGACAGTATTGGGGTCCATCCCAATATCCTCAGGTGCCTAAAGATGTTATAGTGGTTGGAGATCCTGGTTTTGCTACATCTAGAAAAATTAAAGGGTTAACAGAAGCGTTAGAGGAAAATAAAAATTTAACAGAAACAAATGTTCTTCCTTATAGTGCTGCTGTAGAAATATATCATCCTCCTGTAAGAAAAAGTCTTAAGTATCAACCACCTGTAAAGAAACAACCACCTGTAAAGAAGCAACAAACTTCAAGAACAATTGGACCTTTTCCTCTTCCTGAAAGTAAGAAACTAGCAAAACCTATCCCTATTCCTAGAGAAGCAATAGACTTAGGATATGAACTTCCTGTACCAAATGCGCCTAGTCCTCTCAAAGCTAGTCAGTTTGAAAACAAGCCAACTAAATACACCTTTACCTATCCTACAGGCAAATACAATGAGCAGAAGACTATGTACTTCCCTAGCAAAGCTGCTCTTAAATCTTTCGTAGGAAGTATTAGAGACGCTAGTTATCAGGAGGGTGCTGATTATGCATCTGCTACAGGTACCCTACAAGATGGTGGTGATATTCCTGTAGATCCTATGGGATATTGGAACCCTGAGAATGTAGGTGAGCCTGTCATCATCCCATCCAACATAATCACTATGGAGGGTGTAGATCAACCCCTTCTCGGTATCTCTGACACAGGAGATGTCCAATACATGGAACCAGGAGAAGACTATGAGTTTGATGGTGAATACGTTACAGAATACCCTGTGGCTCAGAAGGGTAAAACTATCCCTGCCCCTACAACAGCTGATAGTCTTGCTTTGTATAACAATTCCATAGAATTAATGAAATACTATGGAAATAAAAAAAAGTACAATCTTAATGAAGCTACAGATGTTAGAGAATCTAATTCAGATGCTATTACTAGAAGTAACATGTGGGATGTAAAAACTTTAACTGATGAATTAAAAGGTGGAACCTATCCTTATACTAGTAGAGAAGTAAGCGGTGTTGACAAAGATTTTACAATGGCAGACTATTATGGTCGTTTTACAAATCAACCATGGAAATATAGAAAGAGAGAAAGTGCTAATATGCTAATTGACTTAAATGCTCCTTTTATATTATATGATACGAGAATAACACCCACTAAACGATATACTTTTGAAAATATAGATCGTGATAATAGACATAAATTAGGTTCACTTTATGGTGACATTGTTGATTTTTATGGATATGATCCTCTTTCTATTAAGCCGTATAACATGAGAACCCCTCAGGAAAAGATTGAGTGGGAGAAAAAGTATGGTAAGAATGAAACAACAAAAGCAAAACCAGTTACACCTAAACCTACCCCTCCTCCTGCAAAGAAGAAGGTAGTAACACCAACTCCTCCTGCAAAGAAGAAAGTGGTGACACCAGCTCCTGAGCCTGTAAAAGAATCTAAAGTGGTACCAGTAACACCAGAGGCTGTAAGAAAAACAATTCTCTCTACAGTGCCTAGTGGAGGTGTTGGAATATTTGGACCAGGAAATACAAGAATAGGTGAATACGATGAGTCAACAAACACCTTCTATCCAGACTATGAAAATCTGGCTGGAAGAAAGAAGGTTAATCAGCCTGATATAGATTTGCTTGCTGACCAGGAAAAACTTTCAAATTTTATAACATCTAAGACAGGAAAGAAACCTAAGATAAATGTTAAACAGAGGAATGGTGGGGTGAATAATGCTGATGCTCAACCACTTAAGAAGTTGGATCAATTGCTTAACTTTACAAACTATAACAAACCAACCAAGGGCGGCTGGTTAGATAAATACCAATAATATGAAAAAACAGATCCTCAAAATCGCTGGTGTTAAGTCTGAAAAGGAATTCTACAAGAAGTTTCCTACAGAAGAAGCATTCATGGCTAAGCACGGTAAGGAGCTTAAGAAGGCTCAGATAGGTACGTATATGACCAGTGAAGCACCCGCTACGATGTATCAGCCTGCTGATGTTCGTGGTATGTATGATGAGCTTGATTATCAGCTTACGGGAACTACGGATGCTGAACGCAGAAAATTAGCTGCTATTCAACAGGCTGCAGCTGAGTTAGCTCAGAGTGGTGGTGATGACAGTGGTGGTGGTGGAATGGATATGAGTCAAATGGCACAGTTTGCAGAAATGGCTGGTGCTAAGAAAGGAAAGAAAGTTGCAAAATCTCAGGTAGGAAATGAGATTCCTGGACTAGGTCCTACTGGTCCTCAGCTCACCCCTAGTACACAAAACCTTCAGCAACAACAGTTTAACTGGGGAACAAATTACAATCCTCCAGCTATGCCAGCAGCATCAACAAAAAAGAAACCTGATCTTGCAAAAGGTATTCCTGTTCTGGGTCAGGTGATTGGTGGTATTCAAAACATCAAGGACCAAAAAAGAAGGTATAAGGAAGCACAACAACAAACTGCTCTAACAAATGTAATGGGTGATGCTGCTGCTAGCAGACCTGTACAACAGCCTAGAAGACAATATCTTAGACCAGAAGATATGGCATTTCAACCAGAACAAATGTTTCCTTCTTATGGCGTAGGTACAAATGTGCTTGCTGAATTTGGAGCTTCTGTAGGGGGTGGAGAAATTGCTAACACCTATGCTCCTGGTACACTTTATGACAACCTTGGATATGAACCATTGAATGATAGTGAACGCTACAAGCAATTCTATCATGGTGGTAAGATGCACAAAGCTGCTGGTGGTGGAGCATTTATGGATGCTTTGGGAAGTTCACAAGGCCAACAACTTGCTAATATTGTTGGAGGAGGTCAAACAAGTGGTTATAGTCAGGTGCTTGGTAGTGTTGGTGGTTTATTTGGTGGACCTATTGGTACTGCGGCTACATTTATAGGATCTGCTATTGACAAACTGCAAGAAGATAAAATTGAAAATCAACAAGACCTGTCTAGACAAAATATAAATAAAATCATAGGACAAAACTTTGGAATAGGTGTTCAGCAACAGTTTGGTGCTAACATGGAAGATGGTGGAATGACATCTCCATACAAATGGGTAAGTCATACATGGCAACCACAGAAGATTGTATCCTTTGGAGGGCACAATGTAAAAGACCTTCTTAAGCCTCCTCATGATGCAGATATGCTTAGAGCTGGTGGTCACCTAAAAGCCTACACTCCTCCTAGTGCACGAGCTATGTCTACAGAAAGACCAGCTATGCAAATGGGTGGAGAGCTCCAGACACACTGGGGTGGATATGCAGAAACAATGTCTCAGAATCCCTATCTACCAGATGGTGGTGAAACTATCATGTTCAGAGGTCAATCCCACGATGAGTCTGATGGAAGAGGAAACACTGGTATTGGTATCACCTATGGTGAGAACCCTGTAGAGGTAGAAAGAGGTGAACCTGCTGTAAAGCTACAAGATGGCACAAGTGGTGATTCTAACCTTGTAGTGTTTGGTAATCTCAAGATACCTAAGTCTTATATTCCAATGCTTGGAGAAGAGGCTAAGGGTAAGAAGTTCAAAACCTATGTAGCTGATCTATCTAAGAAAGAGAACAAGCAGAACAAAAAGCTTGATAAAGCAACGCAGATGTTAGAAGACTTTGAGGTGAGCAGTCCTATAGATAAAATGACACTTAACTCTTTGCAATACACTATGTTAGGAGCTAATCAAAAACTCAAAGAACTTGCAGATAAGAAGATGACTGCTGCATCCTTGCAGAATGCCATCAATGATACAGCTGAAGAAATGGGATTGGTTGCTGATGATTTGGCTAGAGGTAAGGTGAAGGTGGACAAAGAGGCATTCAAAGAAACAGCTCAAGATGGTAAGAAACTGAAGACAATAAAGGCTCTTCCCACTGTACCTAAGGGACAGACAAAAGGTGATGTATTCTATGGAGGTGTAACTCAAGCAGATTTTGAGGCAATGAAGGCTAGAAATCCTTGGTACAATTGGGAAGACTTTGATCCTTCTAGTGAGAGTGATGTTGAAGATTTCCAAATGGCGTTTAATAGAGAAGCTGAGAAACTAGGTGTTCCCACTCGTTTGAGAGTGGATGGTGACTTTGGTAGACAAACTGCAAGCGCTGCGTCTTTATACTCAACAGATGCTGCTAAAACTACACCCACTACTTCTACAAAGGATGAACTTGTTCCAGTACTGCCTTCAATGGAAACTTATGTTCCACCTACAGGTCTTAGGAAGTCATTTGATGTGACGTCAAATTACAAAAGGTCTCAAATACTTGATGCTATAGGAGCAGCACTTCCATATGTTGTACGTCCAGATCAGGAGGACCTTGATCCAAGACAGTTGATTGGAGAGATGTACGCATTGGCTACCAATCAGTTAGAACCTGTACAGGCTCAAACCATGCAGCCTCAATTATCCACACCTTATGATATATCTCTACAGGATATATTAAATGAGAATGAGGCTACCTTCAGATCACAGCAAAGAATGTTGGGATACAATCCTGCTGCTCAATCTATGTTAAACGCTCAGAAATACCAGGCTAACCAAAAAGTGCTAGGTGAGCAGTTTAGATTGAACCAGGCTGAAAAGCAACGTGTGTATGAGCAAAACAGAAATCTTCTAAACCAGTTCGGTTTACAAAATCTAGCTATTCTGGACAGACAATACGAAAGACAAGAGAAGGCTAAATCTATTACAAAAGGAACTAATATAGAAGCTCTGAAGTCTATTGGTGATAAATTTATGCGTAACCAATTGGAAAACAGAACATTAGCTACTGCACAAAATCTATACGGTTTCCGTTTTGATCCTCGTTTCAGAACATTTAATGTCAACGCACCTTTCCAACCTCAGATGCCTACGATGTACACGGGAGATCAAGATTTAACTCCTGTAGATAGAATGGGCACACCTATACCTCCTGTAAGTCAAAATACAGCTCCAATTAATAGACAGGTGCCTGTTGCTCCTCCACAACCTACATCTCAGACTACCCTTCCTTCATATATGGAAGATTTATTTCCAGACATGGAAAATAGAATGCTTACCCCTGATGAGATAAAAGAAATGTATCGTACGTCTGGTAAAGATGGTAAAAAGGTAAGCAAGAAAAAGGGTATAAATAGTTCAGTTGTAAAAGCTTTTAAAAATCTCTAACTAACTCAGTTATAGCGAATTACCAGAATTCGTTATACCTCTTGGAAAATCTAATTATTCATATTACATTTGCTAACTTGATATGCCATGGCTTCATTTACCGACATAATACCCCAGTTTAACCCGTACGTGCAGCAGTTGCCTGTAGAGGCAATGATGATGGTGGGTATGGAAAAGCAAAAGCGCTATGATGAGGGCATCCAAAAGATTCAGTCTCAGATAGATAAGATTGGTGGTCTTGAGATTTTGCCTGATGTTGATAAAGCTTATTTGCAATCCAAACTCAACGAACTAGGTAATAACCTCAAGACGGTGGCTGCAGGTGACTTCTCTAATTTTCAATTAGTAACCTCTGTAGGGGGAATGATTGGTCAAATAGGACAAGATCCTAAAATTAGAGCAGCTGTTCAATCAACTGCTCAAGATAAAGCAGAACTTGCTAGAATTCAAAAGGATAAAGAAAGTGGTAAGTTCAATCCTGCAAACGCTGACCGTTATTACAGAAGGCGTCAAAACTGGCTCTATAGTAGTGAACCAGGTCAATCTTTAACTGCATCCTATATGACACCAGTGGATGTGTGGGGAAAGATAAAGGATGTTGCAGCATCTGTGGGTCTTGATTCTACCTCTGTTCAGCAGCTCTTTAAAACAGATGCAAACGGAAATCCTGTATATAAGCAGGATGAGAATGGCAACATGGCATTAGACTGGAACCCGATAATGGTGGAGAAAACATTAAAGGGTAAAGATGCTAATAAAATATTAGGAGCTATCCAAACTGCACTAGGACCCGCTGAGTATGAGCAACTTGCAATAGACGGTGAATATTTAAATCGAGGTAAAAGTGTAACCGCTCTGAGGGATGACATTATAAGAACATCTAAACCTCAGCTTGATTTTATTGACAGCAAATTATTAAACATAAAGGCTGCTCTAGTAAACGAAGAAAGCAAGAATGATAGAGATGATGCTAAAATTCAATCTCTTTCAGAACAGTTGCAATACTTTGACAAGTTAAAAGCATCTGTTGAATCTTCTAGAGACAAAAACTTGAGTGTTGTTGCTACAGATCCTGACTATGTGCGTGGACGTCTGTATACAAATAACTATCTTGTAGATATATCCAAAAGACTATCTTCCCAAGATGTAGACACTAAGCACACTGTAAGTCCTATGTGGACTGTCACAATGGACCAAAACAGGTTCAATAGAGATATCCAAAGAGACAAGATTGCAGACTATCATTGGTCTGAAGAACAGAAAAGAAAAGATAGAGAGTTTGAATACTCTCAGAAGAAAGATGCTCTTGAGATGTTCTATAAATATGGTGTAAAACTACCTGGTCTAACACTTCCATCTGCTGGTCCTGGTGATTTTATAAAGGAACCTATTGAAACATCTGCTGGAGAAGGTGTTGCTAAAGCTATAGTTGAAGATGCTTACTCAGCCAATGTACAAACTCTAAACCAAACTAACTATCAATTAACACTTGAGTACTTCAAAAATATAAATCCCAAGAAGCCTGATGAATCTGATTCTCAGTATGAAAACAGAATGAAACAGGCAATTTACTCTTATGCAAGTGCAAATCGTGAAGTGGTAGATCCTACATCTGGTGATGTAAACACATTTACAGCGAGGTTTGCTGCTAAACAACTTGAAACCTGGAAAAGAGATAAAAACGGAGTGCCTGTTACACTGAGGGGACTAGTAGAACAACAAGATATTCTTTCAAAGGATTTGTCCTTACAGAAAGGCAGAATAGAAAGCATAAGAAAGGATGCAATACAACAAGCAAGAGAAAGAGGATTAACAGTTCCTACACAAGAAGAAATTAACCAGAATATTAAACCTGGGCAAATTGTTCTTGGTGATGGCACTAGTAAGAATCTTTCAAGAGCTGATATTATAGATTTTATTGATTTGATGCCTTCAGCTTTCAATGTTTATGGAAACACTTTTACCAGTAGAGAACAAGAAGAAAGAGCTCGACGAGCTGCTTTACGTTTAAAAGCTAGATTTGGAGATGTTACATATGGAAAACTTGTAGATGCTGTATATACATCAGGATTAGAAGGGGGGATATCAGCACATCCACTTATTAGGAACGCTGCATCCTACCTATCTACATCTAATTACAGAGAGCTTGCAAAGATTGAATCCAAGATGTATCTTGATAAAGGATATATTAAACAAGGAATGACCGCCCCTGTTCCAAAAGGAGACATGAAAACTGAAGACTACAAGAATCGCATATCTTCGGTGATTGGTAAATACGGAGCAAACATTAATGAAATTCCTGGTTTTAATGAAGAAGATATGCAAGCTGCTCTACTTGGAGAGGGTGCTGCTGGAATTAAAGTGACCTCTACACCAGGACCCACTGCTTATTCTCCATCTTCTCACGTTCTTAAAATAACAGGCAAGAATGGAAAAACTTATGGTGTGCAAATAGATGATGACGATTATGAGTTTTTAATGAGAATGCAAGCACCTGGAAATGTTCCTATGCCAAAGGTGTTAGAACAAATTAATCACTATAAAACATCTAATCTAAGTGGGTCTAGTAACTCTGGTGGAAGTAGATGGTTTAACGATTCTGATTTTACTAATTTAAACATGCCAGGTGTTACAGCTACAGGAGACTTAGATGAGGATGCTCAAAATCCTAATAAGCTGTGGTTTAAAATTTACTTACACGATAATGCAGGAAATGTAGAACCTATAGTCTATCCCACTCCCTTTTTTAAAGTGAATCCTGCAGATGGAAAAATAGACATGCAGTTGGATTATCTTCCTAGTGGAATTAATTCAACAGTTATTCAACAAATTAGAAAGAAGAGATAATAATGGCAGACGAGCAACAACCCATAAAGCCTGTAAATCTACCCTTTACTCCTCCTGATTTAGTTGGTGAGTATAGGAGCGCATATGCGTACAGTCCTAAAAAGGAAACTGCTGATTATCAAGATGTTTTTCAAAACTTGTTAAACACAGCAGCCCCTAAAACAGGAAGTGATTTTCCAGCGGTTCCCACTGCTGGTGTAGACTTTTCTGGTAGATACCCCCTGTATTTTCCTGGAAGGGATAATGAGGAGATGTATGCCCAGTCTCAAGGCAGCTTTGACAAAATGTACAATGGTGTTGTTAAAATGGCTGGTAATGCTGGTGCCACATTTATTAATGGTACTGCAGGATTGGTTTATGGTGTTCTTAAATCTGTCCAAGATCAGAAGTTCTCATCCTTTTATGACAACGAACTAACCAGATCTCTCAATGAATACACTACATCTCTAGAGGATACATACGCCCATTACAAAACAGAAAGAGAAAGAAACGGAAGCTGGTGGGAACCTGCTAACTTGTTCACTGGCAACTTCTTATGGGACAATATTGTAAAGAACCTAGGATTTTCCATAGGTGCCTTTGCATCAGGTTTTGCATGGGGAGGAGCACTCAAAGCTCTTGGTGCCACTTCCCGTATCATGGGAGCTGGTGCAAAAATGGCCTCTAGAGCAGACGCTATCATATCTGAGGCCTCTATACTTCCTCAAGCAGAGAGGCTTGCTACAATCAATTCTCGTCTAAATGGGCTAGCTGCTTCTGCACAGAAGAGTATTGGTCTTGGACTTATGCAAGCTGACAGAGCTATTGTTGCCACATTTGGTACTGCGGGTGAAGCAGGGTTGGAATCATTAAACAACTCCCAAGACTTCAGACAGCAGATGATTGATAATTTCAAGAGAACTCGTGGGTATGATCCCACACCTGCTGATTTACAAGAGATTAACAGACTTGCAGAAAGTGTAGGAAACTGGAGCTATCTAGGTAATAGTGCTCTCCTCACTGCAACAAACTATATCCAACTACCCAGAATATTTTCTTCTTCTTTCAAAAGTGATAAGGACATCTTAAATAAGGTGGCTTTTAAAGAGGGTAAGTATGTGTCCACTCTTCCAGAAAAAGGGTTTGGGAAGCGTCTGTATGGAGCGGGTAAAGCTGCATCCTTATTATTTAACACTGCTGAGGCTTTTGAAGAGGGTGCTCAGTATGCTATTCAAACAGGTACGCAAAACTATTTCTCTAAAAAAGCAAAAGGTGAAAAGCCCTCAATTACAGATGATGCTATACTATTTGGTCTGAACGAGGCTCTCACTACTGATGAGGGATTATTAAATGTATTCACTGGTGGATTTGCAGGAGCATTACAATCTGCTGGTTTTGTAGGTGTTAAGGGTGGTCTTCCTGTATTTGGTAAAACTGGTAAGATTGGAGAAAGAGGTATATTTGGTTTTGGTGGAGAACAGGGTAAACTGAGAGATGAAGCTGTTACAGCATTAAACAACTCTTTGATTAAGGATAAGATGAAGAGCGCCTATTCTAATCTAAAGGCTGCTGAAATCATCCAAGAGGAAAGAGAAGCTGCTATTAGAAGAGGTGATATATTGGAAGCCAAGGACTTAGAGTTTGACTATGCTCACACCTTTATTGAAACTCGTCTAAAGTATAGAGCTAAAGAAGCTGTTGATTATGAAATAAATGACCTGAGGAACCAGGCGTTAAGTGATGGAGGGTTTCTTAAACTCCAACAGGAGGGATATGCTGCACCCACTGACACTCAGCCATCTTTTATTAAGAGACTTGATAACCTGCAGGCACATGCAAATGTAGCTGCTAAGTTAGATGGTGACCTTAAAATTAAGTATGGGGGTGTAGTAGGACCTAATGGAGAACGTACATACACAGATGATGTAATCAGCAAGATGGTATATGCTGGTTCTAAGATAGCTAACTACGACCAACGTATAAGCGATGTAAATCAAACACTTGGTCTCTCAGGTGTAAACACTAGTGAAATCTTAGAATCTGTAGGAACTGATGGTAAACCTAGTGAAGAAGCTATTAAAGATTTAGCTGAACAAATAAACACCAAGCCTGGACTAACTGACGATGAGAGAGAAGATCTCAAGACAAATGCTAAGGATTTGACTGAGATGGCAATGCGTAAGAAAGCATTCATCGATGAGTATAACGACATAAAGTTAAACCCAACTAAGTATAAAACTGGACCTGCTAAAGCTCCAGAAGGAACCAAAGATAAAGGTGCTGTAACTGTTGACACTCAGAAAGGAGAAATCAAATTTGAAACAGGAAAGGAATACTACATCGGTGTACCTGTAAAAAGAACCAAGAAGGGAGTGAAGCATGAGATGTTCTCTCGTTTCATTGTTCTTGGTGAAAGTCCTGATGGTAAATTGGTCCTTCAGGTGAGCAGTCGTGATCCTAAAGAAGATGGTGAGATATTTACAGTGAAGAAAGATTTCTTTGATGGACAAGACATTGAAGAAATCAGTGCTGTTGAAAACAAACCTAATGCCAAGTTTTACACTGAGGTGGCTGGTAATGTATTCACCTATCAATTAGGTAGGGGGAAAACTGTACAGGGAAATGTACGATATGAGGGTAAGACAGGCAAGCTTGTATTTGTTACGTTAGACGGTAAGAAGAAGTATAATGTAACAAGAGACATGTTTGTGGTTAAGGAAGGGTATGAGGTGGCTAAGATTTATTCTGAAGAAGAGCTATCTGACCGAGCCAAAGAAGCATTAACTGCAAAGGTGGGAGAGGATGAACTCTCATCTTTATACGCTGAAAGAGATGCTATCCTGGCTGAAGCAGTTCAAAAAGTTACTGCTGCTAGGGAGGAAGTGGATAAAAAGCTTGAAGATGCTAAAGCCACTTTACAGAAAGCTGATGAAGAGATTAAGAAGATAACCACTACTAAAAAGGGTGAGCCCAAAAAACAAATATCTAAAGCTCAGAGGAAAGTATTAGAGAACCTGAGAAGAACATATATTGGTACAGAGGATGCTATCAAGAAATTAGAAGAGGAAAGAGATGAGCTTGAGCAAACCAGAGACTATCTAAAGAGCTTATACGACCAGAGAGAAAATCTACCTGACACCTTTGATGAAGCTATCAAGGATTTAAAGGCTATGATTAATGATACTGGTGAGGTTATTAAAACCAGTGTTGAGTCCCTCGATAGTGGATACAAGCTACTTGAGAGTATAGATAGTGCCATCCAAACAGCTATGTCTCTTCTCAATGATTATATTACACGTCTAAGAGAAGAGAATCCAAATCTTCCTTTATATCTAGAAGATCTTCAGAATAGAATAGAGCCCTATCTTGGTGAGCAGGGAGCTAAAAACTATATACAGGAGAAGCTTGGGTTGACAGAAACTGTCATGGAACTGGAGGACCAGATTAGTGAGTTTGCTGAAGAGTTGAAGATTCCTGATATGACCAAAAGAGCTGAGAAGCTTGAGGCTGACATAAAGGATATTCAAGAAGGGTTGGAGAAAATCCTAAGCGAAAGAGAACCTAAACTAGAAGCATTACAAGCATTAGAAAAGACTGCTGAAGAGTACAGAAAAAGAGTGGCTGAAGAAGAACAAATTGCTCGTAATCAAAAACTTATAAAGCGTTTCTTAAAGACAGCAGATGATGGGGTTCAAACAGAAATGTACGAGTATGACTATGAACCCGATCCTAAGAAACCTGATCTGTATGTAGTGACAGGAACCACTGCTCCTAGTGAGAAGTTTGCAGGAGGACCATTAGCAGACCATCACGTAAGAGCTAACAGGTTTGCAGCTAACATGGACAAGATGCCTAACAGAGAAAATCTGCGTGGTATCATTGTCACTTCTAAAAATGAAGGTGGCATACTTCCTGGCTTAACACAGTTCTTAAAAGACAAAGGTGACCAAACTGCAGACATCGATCCTAAGGAAACAATTGCACTGGTTATTGTAGAGATAGATCCTGACGATGAGTCAGTAAAACGCTTAGTGGGTATTGATGGTAAACCCTTAGCCTCTAAAGATTTAAACGCTGCTATATTCCAAGTATTTCCTAATGCTGAACTTAAGTGGTCAAACAACGACTCTATGTTCAGAAAGGACACTCCAACTGAAGTGGTGGAAGAACTCACCAAGCAGTATGATGAGTGGAGAACACAAACATTAAATAACCCATCCACAGATACATACAGTATTGATGCGTCGTTTGGTATTCCTGAGGTGGTTGGTGAGCTAGATGAAAAGAATAACTTTGTTCCTACAGAAGACGCTGTTACATCTGTACAAGATGCAGGGCTTATCACTAACGAAGATCTAGTTAATAGGGCTGTTGTAGAAATTCCTACATCTGAAGGAGCACTGGACAATGGTTCTGTGTCTTTCTCTAAACCATTAGGTAAACCGTTTCTTATTCTAAAGAACGGTTATGTCAAACTAAAGAATCGTCTTCTTACTAAACAAGAGGCTGCTACAGTTTACCAAGCTATTGAGCGTTTAGTAACAGCAGTTCATGAGAATGAGGATGGTATAGACTCTGATGATGCTCAGCGTATGCTAAGTTATCTAAGATCTATTGTCTATTGGGGTGTACCTAAAGACAATAAGCCTAGAGGTCAGAACAGTGTATTCTTTTTAGAAGAAGATGTAGAAGGACCATTTAAAAGATTCACTCTAAACATTGGTGCAAAAGATTATAACATCCCATTCACCCCAACAGCAGTTAGGGCTAAGAAGGATGAGATTATAAGTTTGTTAGAGGGGTTATACAATAACATCAACTCTAAACTAGTTGACACTAAATGGAGTCAACCATTCACTGAGGTGCTGTCAATTAGCCCACAAGGGGAGATGACCACTAGAGAGTGGCCAAATTACCAGTCCTATCTACTTTCCAACAGACTGCCTGGAGCATCTGGTCAACTGGATGGAGAAGCTAGAAACTCCAAGGAACTTCCCCTGTACACTCAAATGAGACCCCTTAGGGACACTGATGATGTAAATAGAAAGGGCATCTACTTTATTGTAGACCATGGTCAGGATAAGTTCAAGTATGAGAAAACTTCCACTACCAAGAAAAAGAAAATAAAGCCTGGTAAACTTGGAGAGAAGGAAGAAAAAGGAGAGAAAAAAGAGAAACAATATAGAGTGGCTCCTCCTGGTAAATTTATCCTAGATGGAGAAACACTTAACATCTTTACCACTGCTCCTAGTGAAAAGTATCCCAAGGGTAGAAAAATCTACTTTGTTGCTAACAGAGAGCTCATCCTTAAGAAGGATGTAAAGAATGGTATTAAGACAGCTTTTGGAGTGGGTGATGCTCAAACTATTCAAGAGGAGTTGATTAGTAAAGGGATGACCAAAGAGGAAACTCTGGCTCAATTTAGAGGTAACATCTTTAACGCTATTAAAGGAGAACTCGTTGCTAAGAAAGACATTAGCTCTGATACAGAGACTGTTATAGAAGATGATACAGATGAAATGAGTGAAGATGTAGCTAGCTCACTCTTTGGTGTTAAACCAAAAGCAAAGAAAGAGGAAGAGGAAGAAGAAGAAATAGAAATAGAAGAGGAAACAGAAGAGGAAAATGGTGACGACACTTTTGGAGACTTCAATATAGAAGATGATGATGATTTGAAAGATGACATTGATAGCATGGATGATGATGTTCCTTTCCGTTTAATCATTGAGGAGCAGGTGAAAAAGTTTGAAGGAGAGAACTGGAAGAAAGCTGAAGCATGGCTTTCTAAGTATTTCTCTAACATTCCTGTATATCGTGTTAAGAATGTTTTACAGTCTACTAACGGTGTTCAAGCCTGGGGTATGTTCAAAGATGGTGCAATATACATCTATGGAAATGCTGAGGTGGGCACAGTGTACCATGAAGTGTTCCATGCTGTCTGGAGGATGTTTTCTGATCCTGAGGAGCGTCAGGCTATTATAAATGAACTTAGATCTAGAAAGGGCACCTTCTATGACAGAAAACTTGGAGAAGATGTTTCCTACGCTACAGCCACTGAAAGACAATTAGAAGAAGCATTGGCTGAAGAGTTCAGGGATTATGTACAGAAAGGTAAAATTCCTGCCAGACCTACACAAGGTAAAAACTTTATACAAAGACTTTTTGCTGATCTTGTTAACTTTATTAAGGAGTTTTTTACAGGAGAGAAAGCAGCAGTGAACACTGCTAATCTGTTTGAAAAGATTAATACAGGCTACTATAACACCTACTCACCCTATCACACTTCCCTCTCTTATGCCAAGATGGGAATAATTGATATTGAAGAGGCTATGGTGGATGATGGTGCAGCGCTTGACATAGCTAATTTTACAGGTCAAGAGGTGAATGACATCATGCAGGAAATGACCTACCAAACTCTTGGAAAGCTCATTAAAACAAACAAGAGTCTATTTGAGGTTCCAAACCTGGACAGACAAGAGCTTTATGAAGAGTTGAGGGTACAGATAAGACGCACAGTTACAAAGCTTTATAAAGCTAATCTGGACAACATCACCCTTGGTAAGTATACAACAAAAGGTGAGCTCAATCAGGCTAAGAGAGAAATGGCTAAGTCTCTCAGTATGAGAAAGTCCATTATGAATGATGTCACTTGGAGTCAGCTGGTTAATAAACATGAGGAATATCTCAGAAAGTATTCTATTGAGTTTGATGAAAATGACGTCATTAATCTTACAGCAGATGAAAATACTGGAAAAGGAGAATATGATTCAGCAGATAAAATTGACCATTTTAAGAAAGCTAACGCTGCAATAAAGCTCATCCTTTCCACTGTTCCTTTGGTGAAAGAAAAGCAAACTGTATCTCCTAATGGCAGATCCACACTTAGTACGGAGTATATTCCCTCTTCTATTGGAGGACATACGTTACTGCCTACCATTGAAGTGTTCATTAAAATCATGAACCAAACCCATGATTCTGCCAACATTGAAGACATGTTGAACAGAATCAAGCAGATGGCAAAAGGTGATCCTAATTATCGTACAATATATACACGCCTTACAAGAAGGAACTTTACCACTCCTGGTATTGATTTGTCCAATCTTAAAGAGACACATGATGCAGACTTGTTAACAGCTCTGTGGACCACCTTTAAGAAACAAAATCCTGACGTAAAGAACCATTACATCCGTGATAATGGAGAGGTTCAGATAGGAGATGCTAATCTTGCTACAGCTGCTAGACAAGCTAAGCAGGAGCTCTTGAATGATATGGTAAAGGTGCTTAGAGGAAAGAATCCCTACTTCAAAGAAGATAAGGCAAAGCAAGCTTACATTGCTACCAAGGGTGCTATCAACAGAGTGGAACTGAACAACATGGAGGATAGGGTAAAGTTCCTGAGATCACTGGGGATTAAGTTTAAACTGGCTGATATCAAAAAGTTATCTAAAGAGAAACAAGAAATCTTTAGAGATGCTGTTGGTGGCTTGAAAACCAGTTTAAAGAAAGCTGACAGGGTTTCATCTATTAATAGTAAAACCTTAAATATTGATGGTCGTCTAATGGAGCTTGGAGAAATCAAGTCTGCTATTGAGAACCCAGAGTTTGACAGCACATATATTGGTGGCTCTGGAGAAAGAAAACAAACCTACATTGGAACTAATGCTGCCAGTGATCTGTATGATGCCCTGACACAAGTGGACAATTTTTACGATATACCTAAAAAATATCCTCAATATGCATACTTAATCACAGACTCATTTGCTCAGAACTCTGTGATTATCAATAGGATGTTTGACCTGAACACAGGTAAACGAAAGGCTGATGCTCAGGAGTATATGAAGGTGTCTATAGCAGATAGTACAATTGACACCTCTAGAGGTAAAAGTAAAGAGTCTTCCAGACTTAACTATAGAGAACGTTTCATCCAAGAGATTAACATGAACCTTGCAGGCTACTACCTAAACCTGGTTCCTGGAGATGCCTCTTTGGAGCACATGATGAAGATGGGTAATGCCATCACTGAAGACATGTTGTTGTATGGAAGAAGCAGAGTGCACAGTATTTTTGAAGGATACTTTACATCTGAAGTAGATCTGTCCAGAGAAAAAGACCGTCACATTGCTGATGTTAAAGGAAGAAACAAAAAGGATCTTCGTTTCTTTAAGCCTATATTAGGAAAAGAACTGCACGATGAAATAACAAGCCAAACAAAAAACAAAACGCTTAATAAAGAAAACAGTCAATTAACTTCTGACCAGCTTTACAAAAAGTATGAGAATCAAATAGTTGAAGCTCTTGACAGCTTTATTAACAAACAATCTGAGAAGCTTAAGGAAACTCTATCTACTTACAACATTATTGAGGCTACATCTGAGGGATGGATATTAGACAATCTAGACTTCCCAACAGACAGACCTACAAAGGATGAGATGTTAAAAAGAAGACTGGATGCTCTGACTATTAATTACATGATTAATAACATAGAGCTTCACAAGATTCTATACTCTGATCCTTATCAATATGCAGATGAACTTAAGCGTATTAAGAACTTCCTGTCCCCACGTCAAGCTATTATGTATGGATCTAAGAAAATAAACTCCATACTAAATGATGTTTACAATAAAGGATATGATGTTGATGATATTGGAAGAACTGACTTTGGTCAAGACTTCTTTAGGTCAATCACTCTTGGTAAAGTGTTCTCTACTAATGAGTTACCTTTATATGATGATCCTTATGAAGAAGCAGATGGTGGTGGAATTATTATGTTCAAGGCCTATCGTAACTTCAGGATTCGTTCAAACAACTGGAACAAGAGAGAGGAAAGCCAATACAGATATGACATAGCTTGGGAGAAGAGAGATAAGAAACTTAAGCTCAGTGCAAATGAGGTGAAGATTTTAGAGAAAGGAAACCCTCGTGTCAAGAGTGCCTACACTACACTAAAGCCTATTGTAGCTGGAAATAAAGGAAACGGTAGATCGTTCAATGACGTACTACTGGATAAGTTTGCCCTCTATCCCCTGTCCTATCGCATGATGAAGGAGTTTAAACCTAACTCCAATGCTGTCAAGCTTTATAACAAAATGCAGAAAGAAGATGTAGACTATGCTGTGTTTGAGAGCGGTAGAAAGGTGGGGGCTGAAAAGGTATTTGATATCTATGACAGCAATGGTAACTTTAATAGTGTACCCTTTGAGACACAGCAGGAGATAGATAACCCGTCGCTAGAACAAGGTGTATTGAATGTTCCATTTGCCATCATGAGTGTACAAGCTGAGGTGCCTTCTAAAGAAGATGAGATAGTGACTAGGGGTAGCCAGGTAACAAAGCTAGTAACGCTTGATATGATGGAAGCTGGAATGCCTGTTGACTTTCAACCAGATGAAGACTTTGAGACACGTTATAATAACTGGGTGGCTTTAGAAGACAAAGAGTCTTATAATGGTGGCAACAATCTATACAAAGAGATTAAGAGAAACGAAGATCTTCTGATAAGACTAATTGAGGAGGGATATGAACAGCTTCTTGATAAGTTTGGTATTAAGGAAACCTTCTCTAACGGTGCATATTCTTATACACTAGACAACATTGATAAAACTGTAGAAGTGCTTGAAAGAGAAGTACTTAACAGAGAGGTTAATGACAATGTACTGAGTGCACTCAGAGGACTAAAGTCTAAGGAGGTTGTTCTTGAAGCCACTCCTGCCTATCAGTTAATTAGAAACATTCTCTATTCAATTGCTGACAAGAATGTTATCTCTCAGAAAATCAGTGGTGGCCAAAAGGTACAGCTCCCTGTTACACTCCTTGAATCTAAACGTGCTGAAGCTAAACAGGTTGGAGATAAAACCGTTTACGCATCTGATGAATTGAAGTTCTACGTAAATGAAAAAGGTGAACGTGTATGTGAGCTATACGTAGCTAGATGGTTCAAAAGCGACTTGTCTGACAAGGAGCTTCTGAAAGCACTGAACCAAACTAAAGAGGGACAGGAGATACTTAGAGGTATTGCCTATCGTATTCCCACTCAGAAACAGAATTCAATCGATGTTTTTGTAATTAAAGACTTCCTACCACAGGAGTTTGGGGATAACGTTTTTGTACCCTCAGCTCTGGTTAAGAAAGTGGGATCTGACTTTGATATAGATAAGCTCTCTATGTACCTGAAAAACATCTACATAGATAGAAATCAGGTTCCAAAATTGATGAAGCTAGAGCTTATCAATACAAACAGCGAGAGTCAACTTAGAGATTTCTATGAGAATAATCTTCTTGGCAGATACAAGAAGATGAAGGAAATCGAAAAAGAAGCAGCTATTGAAACTGCTGCTCAGGATTTGTTAGAGTCTGTTCTAGGCGTAGAAGACCTTACAGAAAGCTTGGTTAATGATCTGAAACTGAAATATGTTCCTTCAATTGACGAGTTTCTGTTGGAAGCTAAGGGTATGGACCCTTATGAGCTAAACAAAAAGTATAGCAGATTTAGTTATAAGAAGCTATTAGAGAACGCTTACATTGACTCCCTAGAGAAGCTAGTAACAAACGAGCTGAACTTTGAGAGTCTGGTAAAACCCAACTCTGCTGATCAGTTAAAGGATTTATCTAAGAAGATTGTAGATAAGCTGGGCCTAACCAAGTTTGACTATACACAAGTGGATAATATGCTGGATAGAGTGTTCATGTCAAACCTTAGACATGCATTCGTAACAGGTAAATATGCAATTGGTATTGCTGCTGTTAACCAGACTAACCACTCTTTGAATCAACGTTCTAATGTCTTCATAGATGATGAAAAGCTGGAAGCAGTTAGTTTGACTGATAGGAGCTGGCTAAAGGATGGCAAGATTAAGTTCTTTAAGGAGGATGGTACAAACAACTTTAACACTGTCAAGATTGGTGATAGAGAAGTGGTTACCCTTTCCATGATTAAGAACAAGGCTGGTCAGTTCATCTCCGATATTATAGGTCAGTTTATTGACGGATATGTGGATATTGCCAAGGGTCCGTGGATTATGCAAATGGGAGCCACTCCAAATGTGGCTAGCACCTACCTATTCTTAACTAAGATAGGGGTGCCTATTGACTCTGTTGTGTTCTTCATGAACCAACCAATCATCCGTGACTATCTACGAACCCTTGAAAATGAAGGCTATACATGGGTGTTCAATGGTAAGTTCGTGAACCAAGTGAAGAATAGCAGCAAGTATAAGGTGGATGAGAATAAAGCTGAACGCGTAACTGCTATTCCTATTGAAAGCAAGCTAGAAGAAAACCTTGGTAAACAGGAGTTTGATGCAAATGAAAGAGCAGAACAGCACTTCATTTTAGATGAGTTCCTGAAATATGCTAAGATGGGCGAACACCTGTTCCGTGTTACACAGGGTACAAACTATGACACCTCCAACTTCAATGATCCATTGTTGGTGTTTAAGAAGGAAATGCAACTTATCAATGCTAGGGAAACTATCATTTCTTCAGTAGATAAGGTTCTTGATAACTCCTTCCTTAAGAGATTGAGAATCAACATAGGAAGATTGAGGAATGCGTATGCTGAGGTGTTCATGTCTGACAAGCCAAAGGTGAGAAACATTGTTCAAAAGGTGCTGCTGCCCTACGTGAATCTATCTGACAGGGAATTTGTAAAGGTGGCACAAAAGGTGGTGGCTGACTTGTTTGACTGGGCAGTACAGAATGACTTTACAACAAAGTCTAACGTTCGCCTGAACACCTATATTGAAAAAGCACTGTTAGCAGATGATAACTACGTTAGGCAGATAGATGACTTTCTGCAAAAAATTAAGGCAGATGAAAACCATCCTTTGTATAACAATCTGGTTATCAAAGCATTGCAGCCTGTGTTATCTGATAGAGTGAACGGTGTGGACAACCTTAAGATGAAGGGTAGGGATGGTAAGCTTTATGATCAGAATCAAATCATCTATGACTTCAAGAAACTTAAGAGTCACCTGGCAGGAATAGGTAATGAGGAGCTGTTTAATAAAATTGTCACTGTAGCAGTGTTACAGAGTGGACTATCTAACTCTCCAATCAGCTTCACATCACTGTTGCCATATGATGATTTCAAAAGAATCTACAACCCAGTGTTGTCTAATCTAGAAAATGTTCCTAACTTAGACCTGTTTTACAAACTCAACGTGTTTGAGAGAAACAATTGGAACAATGATGACATCATCCCCCATTCAAAGGCAAAGCTTTTCCAGTCAAAAGATGGCAATTGGTTCTACAACACTAACATTAACTTCCTTCCCAAGGATGTATCAAGAGCAGTGAAAACTGGTCAGATTCCTCAAGTGATGACAATGCCTGTATTAAGTAGAGAAGGGACATCTGATTTTATAGTGTACTCTTGGGAAGATGAGAGTATACCCTTAGCTGATAGAAGGGCTATGAAGAGAAGAGGTGACTTCTCCTTTATGAACAAGGGTCTGTTTAAGAAGGTGAGAGATGCTTATGGTAATCCTCTCATTCATCCCACAGAATCTAAAGGTAAGGTGTATGAAAACTTTGTCTATCAAGCAATTAACGCGTGGGGAGATAGTTTCAGAGCTAACGAATTCTATGCTAACGCTAGAAAGTCAAAGATAGATAATGGGTTCATCAAAGTGAAAGAGGTAGCTCCTGAAAAGATTATTCCCTACTTTGTAAACAGCCCAGCCTTAGAAAGCTTCAAGGAAAGAATTGTACAAGACTTCCCCACCATGGAAATAGATGAGCTCACTGTTCAACTCAAGGATGGTAACTACTATCTGAAGGATCAGATTACAGCAGACTTCCTGGAAAGACTTGGATATACGCGAGCTCAAATTGGAGAAATACTAACTAAACTTTGTTAAGATATGCCAACTTGTCCAAATAAGAATTTACAGTCTTGGAAAAACCTTGTGGAAGCACAGGGTGAAAAGATTGCCTATTACCTATGGGATAAGTATGCTGGTAATGTTCCTGATAGATTCATGAAGTCCCTCAACGACCAACTGGTTGATGGCTTTCTAAAGGATTTTGGAATCACGGCCACAGAGTATAACGATCTAAAAGAAGAAATAGGTATAGATGCTTACACTGCATCTGACTTGGTGGCTAAGGCAATTGCATATGAAAAGGGTCACATCATCACCCCTGAGGTAGCCTACTTTGCTTACCAAATGCTTGGTAAACAAAACAATAAGATTAAGTCCAACCTCAGATACTTCATATACAATTGGGAGAAGTTTGATGAAAGATTTGCTCACCACAGAGATGTTATTAAAGATAGAGTAGGGTACATCAGAGATGCTAAAAAGTGGAAGAACAAGATACGAGACCTTGTCATCCTAGACTTCCTAAAAGAGAACATCGAGAAATACTATATCAACCCAACTCAGTTCAGAAAGGAAATGGACACTAAGTGGGTAGGTAAAGACTTCAAAGATAACATGAATCTGTGGGAGAAGTTTGTTGCCTTTATAGAAGAACTGCTGTCTAGCTTCTCAAATAAAAATAAGAAGAGAGCTGAAAAGCTAAACGACTTGGGGCTCTCTATTGCTGATGAAATCCTGAACAGAAACTACGAGTATTTTAAATACGAGTTGTCAGAAGGACAGATACAGAAGTATTATGAGAACACCATTGACTCTGATCCTTTTGCTAAAGACATTGTGGAGTTTGGACAGAATAATGGTTTAATCTTGACAGGTAGCCTAGCCCTACGTAAAGCTGGTCCAATTTATAGAACTGCAGACGAAACCCTTCATGATATAGACTGGGTGGTTCCTTATGATATCAACTTTATTGGGGACAATATAAACGTTTATAAGAAGATTGAGAATGCTGTAGGTCCTGATTTAGCTGCCTCTGCAGAGATGGCAAAAGAGTTTATTCCTCAGTTTGGATGGTATAAGAAGTTTAAACAAAAGTATCCATCCATGAGACTCATTAACAGTTTCTATGACAGGGATGGTAACCGTGAATCTCTCACTGCTCAAGCAGTAATAGATGGAGACTTCTATCTAGAAAATGGTACACATGAAAAGGAAGTATCCTATTATGTAAAAGAGGACGGTAGACCTGTTAAGAAGAAGAAAACCATTCTTGTATCTCACAAAGCAGGCGACCTTATTCCAGATACAGGGTATGTAATAGACTTCTTCATAAGGTTGCAACCAGGTCAGGATGAACATGAAAACTACTTTAAGCTCTGGAAAGAGATAATGATTGCAAAGCTTAAGATGGGAAGAGATAAGGACTTTATCGATTGGAAAGCCTTCACAGCCTTTGTAAAGTCCCAGGATGCCTTCAACTTTAACTACGAAGGATTTAGACACATTAACTATGAGAAGAATGATCTAAATGCTTTTGAGGAAACCATTGAAGAGGAGCCTGAATTATTAGAAAGAACCGAATATAAAAGCCCCTGTGAAGGAGGGGTAGCATTCTAACATTATGAATTGCAACATCTTAAAACACAAGGAAGCATCATTAAATGCTAGACAAACACTTATTAACGAGGGAGTGATTCCTGATGTTGATGGGATTAGAAGAATTGTATCCACCATGGGAAAGTTTGATGAGGTGGTGAACAAGATGAATGCAGATGCATCCTTTAACTACAATGTAAAACTACCCTTGTTTACAAAAGAAAAGATGGGGGATGAGTGGTATGTTGTGGGTAATCCAGAAGCATTTAAACAAATAGACGACAAAAGAAAAGAGCTTGGTATTTATGAGAGTAGGGAACCTATTGGTTTATACTTCCAAAGACAGATAGATGAACTCTACAAAGGAGAGTCTCCTATTGATATCTATAATCAGCTTGAGGGACTACCTTCTTCTAGAGCATCTGAAGAGACAATCAAAAGAGTGCTGGAAGCTGGTAAGAAGATAGGTATTGATTTTCAATCACTTAGCAAATATGCTAAGGAGCAAAACTATGATGTCACTTCTATAAATGGACTGGCTGACCTTATCCATGGTATTGTTGCCATAGCTGAAGGTAAAGAAGATAGAGCTCTTGTTGAAGAGATGGTGCACATTACTACAGCAATTATAGAACAGGTGGAACCTAGAATGATGACAGAGATGATTTCCAAGATTGATAGGTTCAAGATTTACCAAAAAACACTAGACGCATATAAAAACGACAAACGCTACCAACTTCCTAATGGCAAGCCTAACATTCGTAAGATAAAGAAGGAGGCTGTTGACAAGTTGATCACTGAGTTAATCATTAAAGATAATGATGGGGACACAGAGTTTCCAGAACTTAGAGAGGAGACCAATAGGTCTTGGGTGAGGAACACTTGGAATAGAGTGATGGACAAGATTAGAGGATGGTTTAAGTCTTCTAACGTTGACATATTTGAAAGAGCAGCTGAGAGCATTGCAAAAGGGGACATATCTGGGGATGTTACAAACATCCAAACTAGAGATGTCTTCCTTCAGAAGGTAACTGATCCTCAGGAAAGTTTGATGGACAAGCTTGCTATCACACGCGATACAATTATTAAGACTGAGAGTGGTGAGAAGGTTGATCCTATTCTTCAAGACACAGAAGAGGCTTCTAATTGGTACGATGTTATTCTTCCAAACGGAGCTATTAGACGTGCTGCAAACAGGGTGACTGACCGTGTAAAAGATTGGTATGCTGAAAAGTTTAGAAACAAAACCTTTACAGAAGAAGAGAAGAAGTTCAATGAGCTAAAAAGAGAGATAGGTGTTGACTCGCACGCACTGCTTCAAGACATACACGGTAGGTTCTACGAACCTAACGGGATGAAGAAAAACAAAGCTGATAAGCGTCCTGTAATTAATGATAGTACAATGGATGCGGTTTATGATAAGCTGGAGAAGTATTACATGGACCTCATTAAAATGTTTCCAAAAGATACATTGATTCTATCTGAACAAGTAATCTATGATCCTGCTGAGGATGAAGCTGGAACGTTGGACTTTATGGCAATAGAACCTTCAGGAAAGGTGCACATTCTGGACTGGAAGTTTATGTACATTAATAAGGAAAGAACAGATGTGGCTTGGTACAAACAAGAAGCATATAATATACAGCTTGGAAGATATAAGCAAATTCTAAAAGATGTATATGGTGTGAAAGACTTTGGAATGACAAGAGCCATTCCTTTCCTAATGGAGTTCAAATTAAAGAACAAGTTCAATCCTGATTTAGGATTTAAACTAGGTGGTATTGTTGCAGGTTCTGCAGACCCCTCTCAAATTGAGGATCTTCGTCTCACTCCTGTTCCTGAGAAAACAGAGTCTACAGGAGAGGAAGAGCTAGACATATTGATTTCTAAACTATATGCTCTATTAGATAGAATATCAGAAGAAACTGTTACGGAAGAAGAAAGAGAGTTTAAAAGAGAACGTTTAAATATTCTTAGACAAACCATCCGTATAATACAAGCAACTAGTAACATCTCTCCTCTTATTGATACCATCGAGGTGATGAGAAGAGAAGGTGACAGGATATTAAATGAGTACGAAACCATTTATAAAGACATGCCTGCCACCTCAAGAGATAAAGATAACAGGGCTCTATCTGACTTTTCAGATGACGCACGTAACTATATGGAGCTTGCCTCAATCTTTGCTGGAGTGAGTAATGATATAGGAGAGCTTATCTATTCTGAGGAGATGGAAGCATCTGCAAAAACTAAAGCTCAGAAGGAAGAAATTAAAGAAAGGAAACAGCTTGCTAAGAAATTAGCTGATGAGTCTAGTGCTATCTATCGTTCATCAAAGGCCATAAAGAAAGCAACGATGGCTTTTGCTGACAAACATATCGGACAAAGAAATACCACCACAGGGCTTTTAGATCCCAAGCGAGTGGTTAAAGGTATGGGTTCTTTCTTCCAGGGTATATCTGAAATTCCTCTTCCTTCTTTAGAAATTCTTTATAAAGTTAACAGGGCTGCTTTAGGAAATGCTGCTCAGGACGCACTTGCTAAGGTGAAGCAGATAATGGATATTCGTGAAAGGATTATGAAGAAAGGAGGCGATCCTAAAGAATCCATTAATAGGATTTATCAAAAGGATGATAAGGATAAAAAGGTAAATAAGCTAGTGTTTAAGTTTAGCGGTGACTTTCGCAAAGAGGTTGATAACAAACACTTACAAGGAGGAGATAGAAGATGGTTGCTTGACAACATTGATGTGGATGCCTACATGGCTGAAGCAAAGAAGGTTATCAAAATGAGGATAGACCAGATTAAAAAAGAGAGCCTGCCTGGAGATAAGAAGGAGGTGGAGGCTCAGAGAAAGAAGTACATTGAACAAGTGTATCGTCAATATGACATCACTAGAATAGACTTTAACGGGGGTGATAACTATTTAGTTAAGAGGTATCCTCTTCCAAAATGGTACTCTGAAGAATATAAAGAGATAAGTAAAGATCCTGATCTTCTTGAACTGTACAACTTTATTAGTGACTTTAATGAAATAGCTACAGAGGTGGGTTATATTGAAAACAATGTAACCAAGACATTCCTTCCCTTTGTAAGGAAAACTATGGCTGAGGGGCTAGCATGGGAGAATGTTCTTTCTGCAATCAGCAGATTTGGAGACAACCTTATTATCAGACCTGATGCTATAGGACGTGGAGCTATTGACCAGATCACTGGAGAAATGAAGAATGCTGTTCCTAAATACTATACCTATGACTTCACGCGTGGTGAAGATGGTGTTAATGACTATTCTGATGTAAGTGAAGATATATTTAAGAACCTTATCCTGTATGTACAACACGTATATAATTATAAGTACTTAACTGAAGCGGAGGGTCAGGTTAAACTAGTAAAAACTATTGAGGAGTTTAAAAATCACTACGCTACAGACAATCTTGGAAATGTAATCCTTGATGATAATGGTGAGCCTATTGAAGAGAAAGGAAATAAAGAGAATGCCAAGCTCTTTGAAAACTATATGAAGGTATTGTTTTATGGTCAAAAAAATGTTACATCAGCTACAGATACAGCAATTCCTATAGGAAATGTAAAGAACTTTATAAAGAATGCTATCAACAAAGTGGCTGGTAGAACTGTGTACACCATTGATGAGAATCCCACTGCCATATCACTATTGGAAACAATGGATGCTGCTAACAGAGGGTTTCAAATTAAAACATTAGGATTTGAAATGATACCAGGACTTGTGAACCTTTTTGGTGGTACGCGTCAGCTTGCTGCTCAATCAGGTTTCTATTTCAAGTTTCCTGAGTATAAGAAGAACTTTAGAAAGATAGCCTCTCTTGAGTTTGAAAACAACGATGAGAAGACAGCGTTTGTAGAAATGATAAATCTTTTCATGCCTTTGAAAGATGACCCCTCTCGTGAGTTGTATAAGAAGGCTGGGATGAGTAAGCTCACTAATGTTAATGTTGGAGACACACTCATGATAACAATGAGTTATCCTGAGATGATGATGGAGAAGTCTGTTTTCCTTACACTTCTTGAAAACAGTTTTGTCAAGAATGGTAAAATAGTAAACATCCCTGCATTTGTAAGAAACAAATATAAGGACAGATACAATTCTGGATCTAAGTTTGCTGAGATGGACCCCTTGATTAACAAGGAGATTGAAGAGATGAAGAAGACTCAATCTATCTGGGCCACTAAAAAGATTGTAGATGGTAAACTTGAAATCCCTGGACTAGATTTAAGTAATAGAGAAGAAATTCAAAAGTTAACAAATCTTGCTAGGACCACTTCAAGAAACGCAATGGGTGGTACATCTGATGGGAACGTAAGTCAGGCTCAAATGAATGCTTGGTTAAGAGCAGCCATGGTGTTCAAGGGATGGATTCCAAAGCTTTTTGCTACACGTTTCACTGAACTTAAACGTGTAACAGATGACTTCACAGTGACTATTAATGAGGATGGTATAGCAGAAGGTCAAAGATATGAGATTGGTAGGATGAGAGCATTGGCTTATGTTTGGATGAAATCCTTCAGAGACAAAGCTACCACCCTATCTGATATTATAAATGCTACTGATAGAGGTATAAATGCACTAGATGAGCTCTATCTAGAGTATGCCAAAAAGTACAAAACAAGAACAGGCGAGAGATTCACCATGTCCAGAGAAGACTTTATGGATATGATGAGGGATAGTCTTAGGAACCAGATTAGAGAGCTTCAGCTTTTAGGGGCCTTACTTGGAGCTGCACTAGCCCTGAAGTTTATGGCACCTGATGATGATGAGGATAGAGCAACCAAGAACTTCTTCCGCTTCTCCCAAAGGATTGTGGACAAGTTTGTAAGTGAGCTATCTTTCTTCTATAATCCTCTTGAGTTTGAAAAAATTCTTAGCGGTAATATGTTCCCAGCTATTGGATTAGTGAATGACCAGCTCAAATTTGCTACGCACTTCTGGTTAGAGACCACGGGTCTTGACCTTTCAGACCCCACTAAATCTTACGAGGAGGTTGTGAAAGATGCTAAGCCTGTAAAATACGCTATGAAAGCTGCTCCTATTCTTAAAAGTGCTCTCACCTATGGTGCTATTCTAAGCGAAGACTTTGCTAAAGAAATGGACATTACCATCCAGAAGGAAAGCAGTATCAGGTAATTGCTATATTATGTTTTATTTTTCGTACAACTTATTGAATATTAATAACTAATAACTAATTTCGCTCGCTATGAGAACCGCTGCAATTTGCCCCACATGTGCCACATTTGAGAACGCTCTATGTGTTCTCTATAATGGCCCCTATCTTGCTAATGCTGACATCAATCCCCTTGATTCTCTGGAGGTTGCGTTAGGTAAGATAAACACCAATCTAGCCCCCCAGTCAGGATCTGGAGCTCCTACAGCTGCTGCCATCTATTTAGGCCAGTTCTATGTAAGAACAGGAGGAGCTAAGAACCTCTACTATGCCCAAACAACAGGTACAGGTGCCTTGGATTGGAAGATTGTCCTTTCCATACCCTACACAGGAGCTCCTCAGTTTGCTGATAATGCTGCTGCTATAGCAGGTGGCCTACTCTCAGGGGATGTCTATCGCACAGGAGATGTATTGAAAATCGTACACTAATCTAAGAAATGAACGTATTACCTTCTATATTAAGTTATGGAAGCTCTGGTTCCTCTGGAACTTCAGGGCATTCTACATCCACGTCTAGATTTAGCTCTGAACAAAGGATAATTGCCCCAGCCACAGAAACCACGGGTGATGGTAAAAAGACTTCCTTTATAGGGAAGCTTTTTGCTTCTAATACATCTACGTGCTCTACATCCGTTGCTCCTGTAGCATCATGCTCTCCTGTTATCTGTGGAGCCACCCCTTGCCCCATTATACTCAATGCCACCTGTGTGTTCTACGAAGGACCCAAACTTGTATACACAGGAATTAACCCGAACGATAATGTTCAGGTGGCCTTTGAGAAAATAGAAGAATACATTGCTAGCACATTAGCCACCACATCAGGTACAAGTGGCACCTCTGGAACATCAGGTACAACGGGAACCAGTGGAACTACAGGTACGTCAGGCTCAAGTGGTACATCAGGTACGACAGGAACCTCTGGATCTAGTGGTTTATCTGGAGACCCCATCACTGAAATTGCCATATCTGGAGTGCAAAATGGGGTTAATAAAACATTTACACTAGCCTCACTTCCAACAGGTATCACTCAGCAGTTTTTCATCAACGGTCAGTTGATGGACAATCCAGAGGATTATACACTAGCAGGAAACATTATTACAATATCTCCTAGTAGACCAGCCCCCACTGCTTCAGATTTATTAACTTTCTACGGAAGCATAGGGTTTTCATATGGAACATCAGGCACCTCTGGAACCAGCGGTACATCTGGTACACATGGAAGCTCTGGTACATCGGGAGTTAATGGGACATCTGGCACATCAGGTATAAATGGAACATCGGGTGTATCTGGTACAACAGGAACTTCTGGTACCTCTGGCACATCTGCTACAAGCGGTACATCAGGAACCTCTGGCACTAGAGGAACCTCTGGCACTTCTGGTACATCCGCTACCAGTGGTACCTCTGGCACTACAGGAACCAGTGGATCAAGTGGTGTATCAGGTAGCTCAGGAACTTCGGGAACTAGAGGCACATCTGGTACATCGGGTGTAAGTGGGTCTAGTGGTTCCTCAGGAACGTCTGCAACATCTGGAACTAGCGGTACAAGTGCCACTAGTGGAACATCGGGCACTGCAGGCACTACAGGTACATCTGGTTCTTCTGGTATTTCAGGAGACAGATATGCTACAACATCAAGTACATCATACACCCTACAGGCTGCAGGTAACTCAGGAACAATCACTGTGGGTGTTGATTTAGCCTATACAGTGGGTCAACCCATCATCATAGTTTATGACATCAGTAACTACCAAGAGGCAACAGTTACATCATATAATAGTGGAACTGGATCTCTAAGTTTCAACACCACAAATGTAACTGGAGCAGGAACATATTCCTCTTGGAGTGTGAATCTGGCTGGGGCATCAGGAGCTAATGGTAGCGATGGTACCTCGGGTACAAGTGGTACATCTGCCACTGCTGGTACATCTGGAACAACAGGGACATCTGGAAGTTCTGGTAGTAGTGGAACAAGAGGAACCTCTGGAACAAGTGGTGTTTCTGGCACTTCAGGAACTACAGGAACCAGCGGAACGAGTGGCACAACAGGAACCTCTGGGACAACAGGGACTAGTGGCACTAGTGGTTCTAGTGGTACATCTGGTAACTCAGGTAGTTCTGGAACCTCTGGACTTTCTGGAACCTCTGGTACCACTGGTACTAGTGGCACATCAGGCTCCTCAGGAACAAGAGGAACAAGTGGGTCAAGTGGAACAAGTGGATCGAGCGGATCTTCAGGAACCAGCGGTACTAGCGGTACTAGTGGTACTGATGGTGTGGGTGGAACAAGTGGTAATGATGCATCAAACTCAGGAAGATGGATATTTGATAGCACCAACTCGGCATTTAATAATCCAGGAACCACATACTTCATTACTAATGACACTACTATTAGTAACATAAGTAAAATATCAATACATAACGTTGATGCAAATTCAGTAGACTACAAAGTTTGGATGGATGGTTTAGCTATTATTTCATCTACCAACCCTGTGTATTTACAAATTACAGAGGTGGGGAACAATAGTACAATTGGTATATGGGAGATAATAAGCATCATTGATCAGGGAGCTTATTTGGATATTGATCTTAGTGGATTAGTAGCCAACGGAAGCCTAAATAATGGAAGTGTTTACACAATATCTTGGGTATTTAATGGTGTAAATGGAACAAGTGGCACCAGCGGTAGTAGTGGAATAAATGGAACAAGTGGTTTGTCTGGAACTAGTGGCACCAGTGGAATAAATGGAATAAATGGTGCTAATGGTACCTCTGGAACCTCAGGTAGTAGTGGTGTTTCTCCAACATTCTCTGGCACAACGAATTATGTAGCTAAGTTTACATCAGGTAGTACAATTGGTAATAGTCAGATTTATGACAATGGAACTAATGTAGTGATTAACGGAACCACTTCCACCTACAGACTCCATGTTGTAGGCACTGGTTCAATATTAGCTCTTGGAGAAGAATCATTCTCCACTGGTAAACAATTGCTAATTGGAATAGATGGATCTGGTAATGCAGAAATGCAGCCTGTTCATCAGGGAACAGCGTATAGAAACCTTTATTTGAATCCTAATGGGGGTGATGTTGGTGTAGGCACAACATCTCCAGGTGCAAAGCTTGGCGTGAACGGAGCTATAAAAACAGCATCACCAAGCGGATGTACAGCACAACCCTGGAAGCTAGGGGATGTATCACCATCAGGCTGTCCCATATTCTCTTCTTCAGCTTTTACTGATGATGTGATTTGTGTAGAAATTAATGGTAATACATATTATATTCCTGTTGTTAACCCTAACTGGGGTTGTTAAATATTCTGTATAATTGTAATTATTAAATGAATAAGTCATGCCAATAACAAGAATTGGTACATATCCTCAGGTGAAGGCAAGTCCTCAGAAACTTCCTTGTAATGCTGCCACTACAGTACCTATTGTTTTGTCTGGACTTCAAACCATTGATGGTTATGCTGCTTCAGTGGGTGATAGAATTCTTGTTAAAGATCAAACCATTGGTTCTGAAAACGGTATCTATATAGTAGCTGCAGGAGTTTGGTCCAGAGCAGTGGATATGTCTTTGGATGATGATGTCTATACAGGTGTTTATGTCTACATCAATTATGGTCTTTTAAACGGACAACAGTGGTTTAACATAACCACCGTAAACCCTATTTCACTAGGTGTAACAAACATAGCTTTTGCTAATGTATCTATATCAGGTACATCAGGTACGTCTGGTACTTCTGGAACAAGTGGCAGTACAGGTACAAGTGGTACTAGCGGAACCACAGGAACTAGTGGATCTAGTGGAACATCAGGTGTAAATGGCACTAGTGGTACAGGAGGTACATCTGGTACTAGTGGTACCAGGGGCACCAGTGGGACATCTGGTACAACAGGCACGTCAGGAACTAGCGGTAGTAGTGGTACAAGAGGCACCAGTGGAACCTCGGGAACATCAGGAGTGAATGGTCAAAATGGTATTGCTGGTGGTCAGGTGTACTATCTAAATCAGTCACTTAATACAAATAGTGCTTTTGGTAGTCCTACATATAAGCAGTGGTCTCCTGTTCCAACAGGTGCAGCAGAACAAACCATAACCACTAGTATTCCAGGAAACACAAGAACTCTATTTGCAACATATGCTACAGACTCTAATGTTCCAGGAGTAATAAGTATACCTTCAGGATTATGGGCGTGGGTTACCCACTTCTCCATAAATAGCAATGACAACCTGAAGGTGGATGTAGAGTTATATAAATGTGACTCTGTAGGAGGAAGTGCAACACTTCTTGGAACCACCAATGTTGACACTGAGTCAATGTTAACTGGTGTTATAAAAGAGTTTTTTACAGACCTGTTCCTGTTTCAAACTGGAATGAGTGTTACAGACAGACTATATTGTCAAATATATGTAGAACACACAGGATCATCAAGTCAAAACATCACGCTATATACAGAAGGAATAAGTAATTACTCTTACGCACAAACAACATTCACTGCTCCTTCAGGTACATCTGGTACATCAGGGTTGAATGGCACCTCTGGTACGTCTGGAATTAATGGCACTAGTGGATCAAGCGGCACCACTGGAACAAGTGGTACGTCAGGCACCTCAGCTACAAGTGGTAGCTCAGGTACTTCTGGTAGCTCAGGAATTGATGGTACATCAGGAACTTCAGGGTCTTCAGGAACTTCTGGTACAACAGGTACATCGGGTACATCAGCCACGTCTGGAACCTCTGGAACCTCTGGAACTTCTGCCACCAGTGGTACAAGTGGTACACCTGGAACGTCAGGATCAGATGGTACATCAGGAAGTAGTGGAACATCTGGAACAGCAGGAACTAGTGGACTAACAGGTACATCAGGTACCAGTGGTAGCTCAGGTACATCTGCACCTGGTATAACATCAGGCTCCTCAGGTTCTTCTGGAACATCTGGTGGTGGAGGAGGAACAAACCTAGGGCTTGTTTACGAAGCATCACTAAAAGCATTAAATTTCTTATCAGTATATTAAAAACAATAAAACATGCCAGCAAATACCAATCCGATTTTTACGCTCACCCCAGATGTATCATGGGGTACGACAGCCATCACAACACAAAACACTGCTAAGGATGGCACAGGAACAGTGCTCACTGTGTTTACAGCAGGAGCAAATGGAAGCTATGTACAGAAACTAAGGGTGAGACCTTCTGGTACATCAGTTCAAACCGTATTGAGGTTATTTATCAATAACGGTAGTACAAATGCCACTCCCGCTAATAACATTCTGTTTGATGAAATAACAATACCAGCTATTACATTATCAGAAACTACAGCACAAAACTCTT